TCAGTTGAGTGTCCTTGCCTGCTGGTATCGGCCTCGGATGATTTCAGCCTGCTCCACACCAATCAGCGCCTGGGCCCGCCGATACGCATAGGCTTCCGCTTGTCGTGTCGGCTGCCATGGCGTCATTCTGCCGAGTAGCAGATTGAAGGCGTCCGCATTCGATACCGAGCTGGCCCTCAGAACGTCGCGAATGTCCTGATCGCTGAGCCCGCTCTTACGGCTGGCGTTTATCAGTTTGATCATGTTGTCGTAGGCCTGCTGACGCATTCTCATCGATCGCTGGTATGCGTTGGCAATTTCCTGATCAGTAACCCGATTCGGATCATTGAGTACACGCGATAGCGTCTGGGTCGCCTCTGCCTTCGCATCTGCAAACTCAAACGAGCGATAGTAAAGCGCCGACTTTGGATCCAGAGTAGAAACTCGCCAGCCTACCCATCCAAGCCCCTCATCGACCATGTTGTACTGACGGCCGCTCGGCGATCGCTCCCCACTCATCGCTTTGTAGGTGCGCTCAAGGTTCGATGCAATGCCAGGCTGGACAGCTTTACGAAGGTGATCCGCAATATCCATCAGCTGTTGATCGACTGAATCACTCACCTTGAATACCGCGGCGCCGGTCGAGGTTTTGTTGGCATAGATTTCCATCAATGCGCCGGCAGCAATGTCAGTGCCGAAAAATGGTGACAGCATATCGGCGGCAGCGGATACCAGCGAATCCTGAAGCGGCTGGTCGCGCATGATCGCCGTGATTGGCCGCTTAAAGTAGTTGTACGGGTCGAGGAAGCTGATATCCACGTATCTCAAGTTTCCATCATCATCACGCCCGGTAACCACGATATTGGAGTTGCGCTGCCAGGGTGCGGCCTGAATGCGGATAGCCTCTTCATCATCGTCATCCACATCGAACATGGCCTTGGCGATTTCCTGGGCAGCATACGCGAAGCCAGCCACCATGCTCATGCCAAGCGCTCGGCGGGCTGCAATTGGCCGCATGCCCGGCGTATTCCAGTCTTGTCGAACCGTTTTAACCATATTGAACGTGGTGCGGATGATTTCGGCCGGGAAGCTGACGAACGTGCCCACCAGCGGGAAGCGTCGCAGCCACTGGATCGCTTTACCGACCATCGAGTATGTCGGGTAGTTGTTGCGGATACGGTCAGCAGCGGCCGCCTCAGCCTGCTCAACAGTCATTCTGGTGTGCTTCAGGAGCATGGCTTTCTCGTTCTCAAAACCGATCACCTTCCAGAAGTCGTCACCAAACGAGTACACGTCGCGCGCAAACTCCCATGATGCGCGAATGGCCTCGGCGGTCCTGTTGTCGCTGAAGAATGAATCTGCCCGGCTTTCGCGCAGCAGATCCATCATTTCCTCGGCGTATGGGTTGTCATAAATAACGCCCAGCTCCTTCATTTTCTTCACGTAGGCCAGCTTTTCCTGATTGCTGAACTTGTTGATCAAGGCCAGCGACTTTCGAGCCTGGGTCAGATCAAAATGGCCATTGGCGATCGAAAAGAACATCGCTGACTGGAAGTTACGCGCTGACGTGGTTGGTGACAGGATCGTTTTACCACCCTTCACCATGCCGTTGACCTGAACAATTGCCTTGTACCATCCAGACATTTGCTCACGGCCAAGCGCGTCCTTCATTGCCTGAGCGACTTCTTTGTACGTGTAGAGCCCATTCAGCGGGGCATACACTTCAGATCCGTCTGCAGCGATTTGCTCGGTGCCTGGCGGTCGGGTTGCCTCGTTAAACAGGAATACTCCCATGCCCTGCTCGCGCACCTTATCCAGAAACTTCTGATTGAAGATCAGCCGTCCCATTTTCGTAGCAGACTTGGCGAAGTTGATGCGCGGGTCGATATACTCGCCCATCAGTGCCCGGATCTCAGGCGCTATATCCTTGCGTCGTTTGAGGATGCTCAGATCCTTGGCACCCAGCTTCGATTCCTTGATGAACGACTCCATGGAGTCATACGCGGTATCGTTCTTCAGAATGTCGCTGAGAATAACCTCAGCTCGCGCTTGAGCGTCAGATCGTCGGGCGCCGGGGTTGGCCTCCTGATAGCGTCGAATCAGATATTGGCGGGCATTGTCGACCACTGACTCATCGACATTCTTGTACCAATCGGGGTCGTCAAATACCTGATATGAACGATGAACATACTCGCCCTGATTGGTCATGATCGTATTCAACAAGTCCACCTTGGCCGCCAGCACATCATCGCTCACGCCTTGGGCCTGCATGTCCTGAACCTGTTGCCAGAGCATTTGAGCATACTGGCCTGACAAGTGATCCATGTACTGACGCATCGCAACGATCGCGGTGCGCGTGTTGTCGCGGATCTGATCGGTAACCTTGCCGGCCAGCGCATCAGATATCTTGCGCATCTGGTTTTCGGTCATCCGGTTGGCCTTCAGCCCGTAGTCCTTCTGGATGGCATCTTCGAGCGAACGGACCAGATCCTGAACCGTAATTTCGACAACACCCAGCTTACCGTCCCGCGCGATTTTCTCGTTGAATACTGACTCAGGAAGCAGCCCGCCTGGGGCAAAGTATTTACGCAGCAGGGTCTTGGCTTTCTGCCATAGCGCTGTGTCCTGTTCGCGCAGCCGGCGATTCTCTTGGGCCCACTCAGACTGGCGCTCAGCCCTGGGCAGGTCCATGGTGGCGGCGCGACTAAAGGCAGCAGTGTCATCAGAAGCAGCGGCCTCAGCCTGCAGAAGCTCATCGTTCACAGCTTCAACTGTTACCCGGCTTTCGTCCCAGATGACGTAGTTATAGCTTCCACCATTGATTTCATTATTGGCCCATGCTTCAGCCTCGGCCTTTGAGGACAGCGGCATACTGGTCTTGGATCCGTCAGAATCGCGGCGAACTCTTGCGAACCATTTGCCTGTTGGTTTATCCGCGATGTTTTTCTGGTCCCCCTGCCAAATGGCGATTATCTCGCCTCCGGAAGAGTATCGGCTATCTCCGTCCAAATACCTGAGCCCTGGGATGCCAAGTGAGTCCAGATACAGGGATGCGTCACGATATGAGCCACCTACTTCATCATCAAGAGCTAAGTTCAAATAGAAATCTTCGCCAGTAACCTTCCCCGGTTGAAGCAGAGTGATTGATCGAGGCGCTTTGTTCCCCGTTTCTTTCTCGAAGCGAGCAACCTGTTTAAGTCTTTGTGTCGTGGTCAAATTGTCCCAGCGATAATCATTTCCGACTTTGGAAACTACGCTTTCCTCGTACCATTTGAAGAAATCGGCGGCATCATCGTTCAGGCCAAGTCGCTCGCGGACCGTCTCTGATTGCTCATTGAGCGGTTTATCCCAATCCAGCAACTCAGAATCGTCCGGAATGTCAGCCTGATATACGTTGCCGTCGCCTATTTTTCGCAGGCCAGTCGGCTCCCCATACATATTGGTATCAAACGTGTACCCAACTTCCTCCATTTTTTCGCGGAATTCGTTGGCCAGGTCCGGGTCATCTTCCAGACGCGCAGAATATTCATCGTAGACGGCCAGTGCCTCTGGTGAAAGCTGATCATAGTGATCGAAAAGGTCGTTGTTGTTGCCTACAACCATATCCCGGTAAAACTCAGCGACTTCGCGTTTACCAGCAAAATAGAGCCCCCAGCCGTAGGCCTGTGCCCCTTCTCCGGTTCCAATGGCGTCCAGGCTGAATCGATCGAATCGATACGGAGTGCCATGGTATGCGCGCTGGAACGCAGGAACTGCGTCGCTGGCCGGATCCGCCTGGCCACCACGGATATACTCACGCGCGGGGACAATAAATCGATTGATAATCTCGGCATCACTCATGCCAGTAATCCAATCGGCAAACGCGTTGTTGCCAAGAGAATCCTGAACGCTGCGCGGCAGCAACGAAAACAGTTTGCGAAGCGCCTGACGGATGGCCTCAACAGCTCGAACCACAAGGCTATTTGTCGGATTGGTCTGAGCCATTTCAGCCAATATCTCTTCGGCCGCAATCATCCGGTCGTTCTGATCGGACAGCTTGAGACCATACTCATTGGCCTTGCGGCGCATGTCATCACGGCGCTTTATGGCTACCTCGTTCAGCACTTTGGCCAGATCCGAGCGGAACAGCCCGCGCAGGCCTGCATGCCCCAGCACCTCATGGGCGAATACACGGAATAGCGCCTCGGCATCTGATTCGCCTGAACGCTTTGTCAGGCCGTCCAGCACAATGTAAGCCTTGCCCTGGTAGTAGAAGCCTTCCGGGTCTCCCGAAGCGCCCTGCGATCGCTGCTTGGCATCCTCACGGCGCACAGCCTCTGGCACCTGCTGGTCTTGCATGGACTGGACGACAATCACGTCAGGGGCGTTCTGGAAGCGGCTGGTGATGGCAGAAACAAGGGCTTTGGCTTTAGTGGCCGGGATTGAGACGCCATCGCTGGTGCGAGACATCCGAATATCAGGATTCTCTGGATCAAAGGCGCCAGAATTATCTACTGACTTGATCTGGGTCGAGCTGAAAACCACGTATGTGTCGGTTGTCCTGCCTTTTCTGTTGCCTTCAAAATTGCTGTAGTTGTCCAGCACGTTTTTGATAATGACGCCATCATGCCCTTCTTCCCTGGCTTGCTGAATTACATCGCTCGTTTTCCCGCGCTGCTGGGCTTCTCTCCATGTCTTGCCGAGGCCGTCAATTACCAATGGGTTTTGCAGGCTCAAGTACGCCGATACGACGCCAGCCTCAGCATTCTGGTAGTCGAATGCTCTGCGGTCATCCGCATAGGTTGCGGCTGTCGCACGATCTTTGGCGAACCAGAAAGCGCCGCCCTTCTCGCCCATTCCGTACCGTTCAAATTCTCCCTTGAAAATGCCATCTTGATTAACGAATCTGGCATCAGGAGATCCGTGGTAAACCACAAGTGGATTGCCCTGGGCGTCTACCACCTTGCTGTCAGCAAACCAGCGCTTAAACGCCTGAGTTTCTGGGCTGGGGGAACGGGAGAAGCGCACATCTTCCTGTGATTCTGACTTTTCGATCACAACCATGCGGGCATTGACGCCAGTATTCACTGGCAGGCTCGCATCCATGAATGCGCCCTCTGGAAGTTTCTCGTCTGTGCCACCTACGCTCTCAAGCCAGCCACGGAACTCGTTGGCCGTCTTGTCACTTCCAAAGAAAACGCCCTCACCCATGATGGCAACGATCTTGCCGCCAGGATTGAGCAGGCTGTAAGCGTGTTTAACGTGTTCCGCGTCCCTTCGATTGCTGAATGGCGGATTCATGATGATCCGATCGTATTTTCCGTCGACTTCAAGGAAGTCATTGCCAACGACATTGAATCCTTTGGCCTCCAGCAACTCGCGCCGGTCTGCAGAAAACTCGACCACATCAGGTTCTACGCCTGCCTCACGGATGCGTTCAGCGATATGACCCATGCCCGCCGATGGCTCAAGCACAGTCATTCCATCCTCAATTCCGGCCGTCTCTACCATTTCGTCGGCAATTGACGCGGGTGTCGGGAAGAAATCAAGGCCGTCCTTCTTGCGGCCGATCATCGCCCGTTCCATTTCCTTGATCCTGTCCGGAGCCTTCGGGACTTCCTGCAGCGCAATGAACTCACGCAGCGCAGCTCTGAATTCTGGAGCTGACTCGATACCCATTGAGGAAAGGCGCTTCAGCTTTTCGTTTGCTGTTTCCAGCTGCCAGGGCACGTCTATACCCTTTTGGCGCATCTTCCCAAGTATCTCGTCAACGAATTCCCTGCGAAGAGTTATGCGGGCATCATTGTCACCGGCCCAAATACCGCGCTTTTGCGCTTCAGACGGGCTCAGCACGATCAAGTTTTCGCCGCGCTTCACCGGGAGGACAATAGCCTTGCCGCGGTATCCGGATCTGCGTATTGATTCTTCAGCGTCTGCCTTCGACTTGAATGCCGGCAGTGATCCGTCTGCCTTGCGGAAAGCGGTCACGTCAGTGAGGTTGTCATTGGCAAACTTGAGATAGGCTTTTGTCACATCGTCGGCAACACTCAGTATTTTCTTGCCGAGAGTTTTACCGCCTTCAGTCTCAGAAAGCTGGCGGCCGAGCTTTGCCCAATCTGAGCGGTACAATGTGAAAGACGGATATTCGGCAAAATCGGCCGTCTCAATATCAGGCCGCTCATCGTTGTGCTTTTCGCGCTCAGAATAGCTTGGATACTTCTGGCGCATCTGCTCAGAGTGAGCGACGCTGATCATGGTTTCCAGCATGTCGACCTGGGCTTTCGTTCTGACACTATCCAGGAACTGAGCCTCGCCAGCTTCGATAGCATCGGCAATTTTGAGCATGGTTGCAGCGGTTGCTTTGTCAGCTTCTGCTGCTCGCTCAGCCCTGGCTGCCATGCCAGCTCTACGCGCTGTGTTGGTTTTCCTGTCCTGATTCAATGCCGCTTCAGCGCGCGCATTGAGATTTCCACCCATTTCACGGAGTCGCTGCACCGCGCTCTGGCTACGGTCGTCCTTGAGGGCATCGCGCTTCACTTGGGCCTGATCGCGGATTGAGGCGGAATCGCCTTCGCTGACATATTGCTGGAACGCTTCAGCCGCTTCTCGCGTTTTGAACTGGAAGCCAGGTACGGCGCCATTGCCTTTGAATTTTGAGTACCAACCACCGAGCTTTTTGGCGGCCGATAGCCACTGCAGGTATGTTTCACGTGCAACCCTGTCGGCTGCCTGGACAACAAACAAGTCGTAGTTGTCGCGGGTATGCTTGGTTGCGATGATTTCGGCACCGGTCTTTACGGTATTTTCCGGCACTGCTGTGCGCGCCTGATCTGTACGGTAGTTTCGCTGGCTGCGATTGTGCTGGGCGTACAGCTCATCAAAACGAGCCCGTTGATCTGGCGTGAGGCTGAGCCTTGCATCCTTAATGCTCATCCCCTCTTCCTGATTTTTGTGCCTGATGATGTTCACAAAGTCATCAAGGGTCTGAGGATTCTCCATGCCGGCCAGTGCCTCACGCTTCGCCTTTGCGCGCTTCTGCCGGGCATCTGAAACCCGTTTGGCATAGTCGTCCAGGTCTTGCTGAGTCACCTGCTCAATTTTTGGACGTATGGCATCAATGTGGTTCTGGATGTAATCGCCGCCGAACTTTGGCGTGTAGCTGAACATGCCGCCCTTTGATGTGGGTGGCATAAAATCATCAAGCATATCCGTATAAGTGGACGTAACCACTGAGTCTTTTTTCTCAGACTTATAGCGAATAGCCTTCATCGGCGGGAGCATTTTGAGCAGTACATCCTTGGTTTTGCTGGACAGCTCATTGATTACCGTTTCCCGGGCGGCGACAAGGCTATCAAACGCTTCGATGTACTCTTTCTGTGTGACTTCCCCATCACTCATCTTTCCGACGAACGCCAGGTGCTGATCAACGGCTGATTTTGGTTCCTCAGAAACAGAAACGGCCTCTTGTGAGGCCGCTGGCTGGGGTGCTTTCTTCGGCTTTTCCGGCCGCTTATTCTTAGCGATCACCTTGTTGCTAAATGGCTTTGCGTTGTTACCATCTGCGAGCCAGGCTTTGAATTCAGCCATGGTGATTGAGGACACTGGGCCCACCTTCCAGCCTCGGCTGTAGTTTGACTTGTACCCTGCAACAGCATCCGCCTGCGACTCAAAACCAATCATGACCTTGTGTTCATCGAACGTATTGTCAGGATTGATCTGGTCGATGACAAAAACCTGCTCGCTATCTGGGGTTTCGCCGATGAACACGTCCACCTGCTCACCATCGGCGCCTTCGGTGCGCTTGATGTAGCCATAGTGGTGCGCCATGGTATTTTCCCAGCGCTTGCCCTGGGGGTCAGTGCCGGACCGAGTGGATCCGCGCGGATTCTCGATGCTGATATTGAGCCCCTGGATGCTGACGTGCCCTTTGCGATAGTTGCCAGCTTCTTTCTGGGCCTCGGTCGGATCGGTATCGACTTCTGCTGCGGCTGCAGCCACGGCATCACCCGGCGTTTTGTTTTCAGCCTTCCGGTAGTCCTGCAGTGCCTTTAGGGTGCGGGCGGCAAGCGGCCCTTTCTCTCCCCAGATTGGATCCAATTCAGAGCGTGTAAGGACTCCGGCCTCGATCAACTGATTCGCCAGCTTCCGGGTTTCCTGAAGGCTATCGGTCCAGCCTTCGGAGGGAGTAACGACCACCGCTTTTTGCGCTTTCTGGCTGCCTCGCGTAGCCGTGAACATATCGTTCTGGCCATACGAATTTGCGGTATCGGCGGGTGCTTTTGATCCGGAGAGGCGGAAGTCATCACGCTCTGCGTCTGCTTCCGCTTTGGCGCGGTCCTGAGCGCGTTTCTGATCTTCTGCCTGTTGGCGGGCTTTTGTCTGGGATTCGGCCTGAGCGCGCTCAGACTCTGATTGCTGGACGAGGGTTAGCTGGTCTGGTTCAGGCGCTGCTTGCGCACGTCGACCAGCTTCTGCAGGTTGTCGACTTTCTTGGTCATCAGCTTGCCGTAGCTGCTCATCACGGGCGGCTGCTTCGGCATCTGTGAGTGATTCATCGAGCCGGGCTTGTGCGGTTTCTTCCCGCTGCTGGAGTTGTTGCTCATAGTAATCGGCCTCTGAGGACAGATCCTCGTTGATATTGTCCATGTCCTCGTCATATTGACGAGCCAGTTCAGCTGCTTCTGGACCGTATTCCGCCTCGATTGCAGCATACTCCGCCTCGCGCTGGCTGGCCAGCATTTCGCGCTCGATTTCCATCTGCTCATCACGCGCGGCCAGAATCTCATCCACGGCTTTGCTGGATGAAAGCGAGTATGTTTTACCGCGACCGGCCAGCTCATTGCCAAGGCGCTCGTTCAACCAGGGCACACCACCGAGATTCTGCATTTCCGAGTCAGGGATATACCCGGCCTCGTGCAGTTTGGTGGCCATATCATCGATGCTGGTGCCGCGATCGGTAAACAGGAAGCCAACGCCAGGCACATTCGTGTTGCCTTTGGTGTCGCCGGTAATATCCTCTTTCCACTGGGGCTTAATGCCCCCGAGTTTAATGGCCGCGCGCACGATTGTGTCGTTTTCGGTATCCACGCGGCGTCGTTTTGCGAGTTTGGCCTGTCGCTCTGCTTCGACTGCTCTGCGCTCAATGTCAGCCTGATCAGCGGCGATTAATGCGCGCGCAGGTTGCGGGGCAGTTTCAGCTGCAGGTGCCTGCTGTGCCTGCTCAAATGCTGCTCTTCGCTGCTGATACTCAGCCTCTGCTTTGGCCAGACGCGCCATGATCTGCTCCGCTTCAGCTGCAGGAACAGGGTCAGCGTGAGCGCCGTTGATTTCCTTGTGAACCTCATCCAGCGAGTTGACGACCGTATCGCCCAGGGCGCCGGTATCGTTGAATGTGGTGATCTGGTATTTGCCTGGTTGCCGGGTTGACGGCGTGACACTGAAATACATATCACCGGCAGTGCTTCGATAGAATGGCGCCGTACCCGCCTCAACAGACTCTTTGGCAAAGGCATCAATCTCAGCGTTTGCCTTCTCCACGGCAGCCAGTGTGTCATTCAGTGAGCCACGATCGTAGGCTGATTCATACTCTTTGCGGATAGCCTGGAGGCGCTGGATTCGCGGGTCCATAGGGGCGCGATCGACGGCCGGGTCCGGAGTGCTTGGGGCGGGACGAACGGCAGACTGATTCGAGCGCTGCTGGAATTCGTTGTTTGACGCCTCGATATCAGTCTCGCCGGTATCGATCGCGGTAGGTGTGTTTCGGATATAGGCGCCAAGCAGTGCGTTGGCCATGGCTGGATTCGTTGGCGCGGCTTCGGGTGTGTAGCGCTGAATGATCTCCTGTTTCGCGGTTTCCTCATTGGCGCGAGTGATTTCTTGCTCAGATCGCTGCTGCAGTGCCGCTTCGTAATCGCGCTCCATCTGCTCCTGACGCTCACGCTCCAACAGGTCGAAAGCCTCTTGCTCCTGTGGATTCATAACGGCGCGAAGCGGACGGTACGGCGCAGGCTCGATCATGTCAGGCGCTGGATCATATTCAGCTGGCGTGATCATATCGATGCTGCCGTCCTGATTCGGGGAGTCAGGCTGCGAATCGACTTCCTCTGAAGGTTCTGGCTCTGGGTTGTTCTGGACGCGAATAGCGGACGGAGCGGGCTGTGGCCGTCTGTTGGTAGCACCAGCAACAGCACCGAACGGGCCAGCGGCCGCGCCCATGCCTACGGCTTCGCCAACGCCTTCCTGCCATTCGCGATCAGGATCGACGTTACCAACAGCAAGGTTCGTGGAAACTGTGCCTGTGCCTTCTTCCAAGCCTTCCTGAGCGGTTTCACCAAGGAAGCCGCGAACGACATTGCCGGTAGTTGATCCGGTCAATCGATTGCCAGCCAATCGGCTTTCGAGGATTCTGGCACCAGGCAGCATATTTGTGAGGACGGAAACAGCGCCGGCACCAAATGCCGCCTGTCTGGAATAGCGCTCAGCCAGTGCGACCTTGGCATCTTCAAAGGGCAGGCCATCAGCCATCAGGCGCTGAAGATCATCGTTTTCTTGCCAGATTTCATCGGGCAAATCCAGAAGCTCATCGTATGTCGAGGATCCAGATTCTGAGCCGTGCATTGCTGCGCCAGTGGCCACGGCACCAGCTGTGCCTGCTCTGCTCGCGGTCTGGCCGGCGAATCGGTTGACGGCTCTTTCGGTTGCCTCTTCACTCATGCCTCGGGCGGCTGCGCGCCCTGCTATCTGATTGGAGGCAATGCGGCCAGCAACAGATCCAGTTGCGCGACCTGCAGCACCAACGGGAAGTAGCATTGGTGCCTGCTCTGCGAGGAATGATGACCACAATGACGGTGATTTAATCGTTTCCCAAAGGGCAACGCCTGCTTTGCCAAGCTCGGTTTCGGCCGCTTCGATTTTTTCCTGTCTGGCTTGCTCAAGCGCCTGCAGTTCCGGCGATTTACGCTCGTTGAAATATTCCCGGCCAGCCGTCCCAGCGCGTGAAGCCGCGTTATCGTAGTCGCCTGTTACAACGCCATAGATATCACCGGCCGCTTTAACCACGTTGGCCGCACCACCTGCAGCTGACACACCGAGATCCTTGGCAACGCCCGTAATACCCCTGCCTTGCGATTCCTCGCGGACGGGCTGTTGTTGGGGCAGATACTTTGCGAATCTGTTACTGTTGCTCTGCGGTTCGTTTTCGGTGGGCGCGACATACTTTGAAAACCGATTGGCCATTTTTTTACCTGCAAAGGTTTATGTTATGAAAACTCTGGTGATCGTCTTGCTGGCAAGCGCCGTGACTCTCTCGACTGGGTGCGCCCCAGAAAAGACGGTAGCAAGCTATGACGAGTGCATTCTTGAAAACATTGGGGGAGTCGATTCAGATGCTGCTGCCCAGCTGGTTCACCAGGCATGTCGATTGCAATTTCCTGAGTCTGGCGCTCAGTCGCAGTCCTGCGTCGCGGTAAGCGAGGAAAAGCGGCTCGAGCAGCTGGCCACCAATCGCTTCGCCAAATACCTCAATTACTGCTGATCGCCCTCGTAGATCCCGTACAGGAAGTTGCCAACGCCTTTAACAGCGCCAGTAATCAGGCGAATACCGTATCGAGTCGGGGCTGACAGCATTTCGGCCGTTGCCTTAACAATCCTTCCCTGGGAATCGACAACAAAGCGCATATCCTCGCCTACGCGCTGACCAGCGGCACGCGCACCGGATACCTCTGAAACTCTCTGCCTGAGCTGGTCGATCTGCTCCGGCGTCAGGGATTCGGCATTGACGGCGGGAATGTCGCTGCGTGTCTGCTGATCGGGGGATGGTTGCCGCTCTGGGGGCTGCTGTGCTGGCTGATCAAGTCCCGACCGATCAAACTGGAATCGCTGCTCACCTGTTCGGCTTCGATCAATAAACGCACGGGCAGATCCTTCTCCAAATACCTCATCGAATTCCGCTATAGCTTCCGGGGATGGATCGCTCAACAGGTCGTCAACCGCGGCGCGGGGTATGGCAGAGCCAGAATCAGCGTTTTCAGGCTGAATAGCGCGCAGGCTTTCCCCGTCCCACGTGAAGAATGATGTGTTTCCGAATGCGTCGGTGACCTTCTCCAGCTTCGGTTCCCTGCGCTGCTCACCCGGCAGAGCGCCATAAACCGCTCGGTACTGGTTTTCGATGTCCTCGCGCCGATCCTCTGCTTCAACTGCCAGCCGATACCGGCCCATCAGGTCATCCATTGCGGTTCCCGGGTCGATCAGTACAACGGGGTCATCAGGCGACGTACTGCCGTTTCGAGTGCGTGGAGCAATGTACGTTTCGCCGTTGTCCAGGGTCACTTCGATCATGGCGGCAAGCCGGCCATTGGGCCCAGGCTCAAATCCGGCAATACGCTTCTCAACAACACGGGCATTCCGCGCTGAATTGAATTCACCTATGCCCTGCTGTATCTCGTCGCCGTAGATGTCATTGAATATCTGCAGCGCTTCCTCAGAATTGACCACGCTGGTGTCGCCAGATCCCAGCTGCTCCAGAATCGGACGAAGGCGGAGTGCTGAGTCGTGGGTCTCTGGATGCTCAACAGCATGGTAGAAGGACAGCCACCCCATGCCCTCCTGTTCCAGCTGATCGTGCCGCTCTTTGGAGAACGGAGAGCCGCCTGCCATGGCGCGCTGCGCCTCGAAGATGGCAGCTTCCTTCAGTTCCTGTCGGAATCGGTCACGCTCAGCCCGCTCACGGTCCTGTAGATTTAAAGCCTGCTGCTGCGCGGCGAATGCGTCCTGGCTGCGCAAGCGATCGCGATTGAATTGCCGATCCTCTGCCGCAATTGCATCCATGCTTTCAAGCCGCTGCCGGGTAAAGGCGCGATCGTTCGCATTCTCGGCATCGAGGCGGGCCTGCCGCGCCTTTCCTTCCTGATAGCGCTGATCCTCCGTCTGAATCGCCATTTTGCGCTGATTGTCGTACTCGTTTTGGCGAATCTGACCATCAACGAATTGGTAGCCCGTCAGAGCCCCCTGAACAAAGTCTGCTGCTGCCATGTCAGTGCCTCACGAAAACAATGAAAATGCGAGTAGTCCGGCTGCCATTGCCCAACCTGCCGGGCCCATTGCTGCCATCAGTCCGGTGCTGCCTGCTGTTGATGCTCCTGCAGCGCCCGTAGCTGCCGTAGCCGCTGTTGTGCTTGCTGCTGGTGTCAGCCCAAGGGCGGCCACGCCTGCATTGCCTGCAGCACCTGATATGGCTCCGCCAGTGGCAGTCACTGCTGTTGGTACTGCCGCATTAACTGCGGCGTTGGTTGCGGCCTGTTTTACCCCATAGCTGATCGCGGCGCCGGCCGTTGTACCCAGGGCAGAATCCCGGCTCGCATCCTCTGCATCGGCGATTGCTCTGTTGGTCTGGTTGCGCACACTCTCCTGATCGGCCAGGAGGTCAAAAGCCCCGATAGCCTGGCGCTTCTGGAAATTGCCTGAGTCCAGAATACTGTAGGACATGATTACCCCCTGATAGCCTGATTAACCGCGCTGGATCCGCCTGCGAGCGTGTCCATATTGCGATCGTGGATGCGTGTTCGCGTGCTGTTTCTCGCGTCAGCGATAGCGGTGCTTCGCCCAAGGTCCATGCGGCGATCCTCGTACTGGCGCTGCTGATTCGTCTGGCCCGCGCCATACATTTCACGGGTCATACGGGCATTGCGTAGCGCTGAATCGAACGATGTGTCAGTGATCGCAGATATCGAGGAAAGCCGTTTATCCAGAAGCTCCCTGCCCATCGTCTCATCGATCAGTTGTCGCTCAACCGGCTGGAATCTTCGCTGGTAATCCTCCCACTGCTGCCGGGCGATATACGCGTTCATATCCTGTGCGTAGGTGTCACTCCCAGGGCGCGGGACAGGCAAAGCCGTGGCGCGAGTGCCGGTAAAATTGCCGGTTCTATCGGTCTCGTCGTAGGGGTAGTTGTAAGGCATGTTATCGGCCTCCGTACTCAATGGCGGCGCGGGTTCCAGCGCCTGCTACCGTGCCGATGGCCTGGTTCGTAGATGAGCGCCGATTCTCCTTTCTGAGCGCGGAGTCTGCCGCTTCAGCAGCGCTTCGACTGGCAACATCACCCATGCCCTGTAGGGCTTCGGCTGACTGACCGTTACCCATGGCCACGATATTCTTCATGCCCTGGACGCGTTGATCCTGAACAGCCTGCTGAGTGCGGTTGACCACATCCGTTTCGATGCCGGCCGTTCGAGCGGCATGATCGATCACAGCGGCACCGAATCGGCCCGATGATGGATCGATCGCCTGTCGCGTCATTTGTGACGAGCGCTCCTGCCATGCGTCTGCTGCACTGTCCTGCACTGCTGCCCTGGCTGAACGTGTCGCACCTTCCATGCGCGCCGGATTGTCATAATCCGTCATTTCCTCAATGTACTTGTTTTCTGCCGGCACAAACGTGGCTTGGTAGTTACCCCAGCGCTCTGCAGCGATCCGGGCAAACTCTTTCTGGTCCGCCGTTTCTTCAATGCGGTTGCTCCCGCCTTTGAAGTACAGCGGCCTGTAAAAACGCCCGCGATTATGTCTCATCGATTTTCAACCTCCAGACCGTGTATGCCTTCTTCCAGCCAAAGCGCGGCATCAGCCGTTCGACTGACTCCAGCGCTGTTTCAAACTCAATTTGTGTTGCCCCTACGCTCCGGCAAAGCTCTTTGATTGCAGGCAGGTACTGCTCTGTTGCGTTACCTGCCCGGCTGTATGCCACCCACACTTGCACCACACGCTGAGGCATGGGGCGAAGTACCGCGAACGAGTCATCGCCAATGATCGTGAACAGAAACGCCTTTTTGTTTCTGCAGGCCTCTACGATGTCACGCAGTAGATTCGCCCTGCTCGATCGCTCGCCAATCACTTCAATCTGCGGCCCAATCTGGCCTATAACCTGATCAATGTTCGTCAGAACTGGATGAATCATTTTGGCCTTCGGACCTCATGTGCCAGTGCGTTCACTGCTTTGACCAGATCCACAACAAGCGCTTTGACTTGAGGGAGATTCTTCACGTTACTCTCCACCCACTGCGCCGCCTCATCAGGCGACATACGCAACAGGTCATGGTCCATAGCCTGCAGCCGTTGACGCTGCTTTTCTGGCAGCTTGGCGCGCGGATCATGCCGGATTGACTTCGACACGCAGGTTTACTCCAAGGTAGGGGAATTTTTCGATGGTCAGAATAAAGACGCCTGGCACTGCTGAGCCCCAGGACACATCGCCATCGTCAATCACATCCTCACCATCAGGATGCGAAAGCACGGCGCCGACTGGTATCCCGGTAATCGTCACATCTTCCTCAGTCGTGATCGTGAGCGGTGTATGGGTGATCGGCATCGGCGGTCTTGCGAATGGCTCCGGGCCTTCTGTGCCGACAATAATGCGCTGGCGTGTTGCGCATACTGGCGCGGTCGTGACATACCAGCTGCTACCGGCAGGGCAATTTTGCTCTTCCATGCCTGCCTGAATGGTTTTGCAGCCAGTGATTCTGCCGTTCGGCTCGTAATAAACCACATCAATCATCGGCGCACCCCAAGCACTGTGATACCGCACCCACCAGCCTTGTACTTTCCGCCAGTGCTGGCAAATACCTGGATCTTGTACCGGCAGCTGCCACTCTGCCCGGTGAATCGCCAGCTTGTGTTGGCAATCACCGAGTATCCATTGACGGCAGAGAGACCAACGTCGCCGGCCGTTATGTCAGCGCCGCCGTTAATCGACACGGCTACTCGCAAGGCCACACTCAAACTGTCGCCAGATTGAGGTTCGTAGTTGCAGAAAGCCGATACCATCACGGCAGCTGGTGGATTGCCCCCCCAGTTCACATCAACGTAGTCGATCGTGATCCAGCTGTTCGGTATGAATCCGCCGTAGTAGATTGATGAGCCAGCCGGGACGGTAACCGCTTCGTTGGCAATCTTGAGCGTTCCGACTTCCGCGTTACCGATCTTCGCTGCAGTGATTGCAGCATCGTTTATCTGAGCGGTCCCTACAGCCAGATATCCAATCTTGGCGGCCGTGACCGCCAGATCCTCGATCTTCGCAGTTGTGACCGCCAAGTTTGCGATCTTTGCTGAACCGACTGCCAGGTCCGCTATCTTGGCGAAATCAACAGCCAGATCCCGAATCTTGGCCGTTGTGATTGTCGCGTCAGCAATGAATGTCGCCGCGTCCAGCACGATGGTGGTTAGGCCATTTACGGTGCCGATGATGAACGGATATTTTGTTGTCTGCCCTGGTTTGCCGACTGCGAAAAAGTCGGTATGGATCAGGAATCCGCTTGCGCCCGGACCTTCGTTGAAAAGGCCAAAGCCAGTCACATAGCCATTCACGTCCAGCTTGACCATGTACTGAGCAGAGAGGCCATCAGTCAGGGTTTGCAGGGTAGCTATGCTGGAGGTGTTGCCGTTTACTGTCAGTTGAAGGACGTCGACGTATTCTGCGATGGTGTTGTCACCATCTTCCCGCGCCTGAGCTTCCGATAGTATTCGAGCATTCACGCTGCCCGGTAGCAGCTCGCCGCCGTCGATCAACTCAATTCGGCTGTTAAGAGCTGCGGCAAACTGGTTTTCAGTAATCGCGCTCTCAAGCGCAGCCTGGATTTTATTGATGTCACGAGCAGTCTGGCCCAGCGTCCCAGCAGTCGCGTTGATGGGGCCCGCCTCATCATTGCGGTTTACGAAACGAATCCAATAGTAATAAGCTGACTCAAGTTCAACAGGGTCGATGTAAACAGTTGCCTGAGTGGTAGCAACCCGAACGGCAGAACCAAACTCAGCCGGGGTAGCGCCAGGGCTGAGATCAGCGGCCGCGCGCCATATCTCTGCGTAGGCGAAACCAGCGAAGGTAGGCGCATCCCACTCGACCATGATGAACGTGAATCCACCCGTAACCTGCAATCCCTCTGGAGCATTGGGATAGTCAATCCGGCCATCAGTATCTGGCGCAACAGGGATTAAGTTGCCGCCAGAGCCTCCAATTGTTCCGCCGCTTGCAGGCTGAAAACGAAAGGCTCCTGACGCCAACAATTCGCGCCGGGTAACCGCCTTGTCCAGACCATTGCCGCGAGCGCCGGTCAGGATCTCGATGTTTTCAGTTAATGCTGGCAGTGATTGGGCAAGATCTTTGGAGCGAGGAATTGATCGATAGTAGGCTTTTTTGCCTCCTGTCATTCAAAATCACTCATTGCTGTTCCGAGGGAAACGCGCTGGATAGATGCTGTGCCGGTTACCTCAAACTGCCACTCAGTAGCGCGCACGGCCGGCAGCCGGAAAGATTCAGAGGGCAGCGCTGGATGAGTCAGGATCAGCTGGCCATCTGCCCAAATCTTGATCCCCGCGTTTGCTGGTGCGTCCGTGTAAACCTTCGCGGCCGACAATGAGATCGGAGCGCCTTTGAACACCTTTGACTTCCAGGTAAAGGCAATAGGGTTTTCATCGTCTGCATCCCAGCGCTTGAGCTGGCCACCGATTACCAGATACAGATCGTCGTTCTCGATGTCGTTGTATCCAGCGGTCGCATAGAAATCCAGATCGAATAGCGTGTTGGTGCGCGGGTCGTACACAAAACCGCCAGTGCCGTTTCCATCACCAGCTACGTCTCCATAAAATGCAATGTACTTGCCCTGGTAACGATAGGCGTGGATTGTCGCCGGGTCGTAAGTAGCCCACTCGCGCCGGGTAATGATCTTGTCAGTGATCAGCTCTGCGCGGCCAGATCCGGCAGCGACAAGGCCGTTCGGACAGGCGTACAAGGCATACTCGCCCATATCCACCATAGAGGCGCCCGATACACACGCCAGCATTGTGTCCAGCTTCTCGCTGCTCATCGAATCGGGGGCAATGCCGGTCAAGACATAGGGGTAACCTTTCGTGCCCACAACAAAGCCTGTGGAAGTCGCAACGATACCTACAATCTCATGCTCGGTTGCGCGCCGGTAATCCAGCGGCCACGCATGCGGCAGATACGCCTCACTGATCGCCAGCTCGTTGCCAGAAAACCCGGCAGCCATGCCGTTGATACCCATCACCAGCCCCTGCATGTCCTCATCAGGCATGTCGAAGTTGACGGTATCCAGTCGCTTTCCAATACCGGCCGGCAGCTGGTCGCCCTCCGCTACGCCGAATGAATCGACAAGTGTGGTTGTCGCAAGCGTCACTTCGCCCACAAGGAAATAGTCAGTGCCTGCGCCAGTGGTGATCGTGCGATACACTCGCTTGCGGTTGACGTTGTACGGATTAGCGGCCAGCCCTGGCAGTGTCAGAGTGACAGTTTCAGTCGATGGCGAATTGAGCTCCACTGCTGCGCTTACCGGCCCAGGCGGTCCCTCTTCGCCATACTCGGTTACAAACGTCATCACGTAGAACCGGGTATCGTCGTCGCTGAAGTTGTCGGGATCTGCAGCGCCGTCAACATTGACAACAGCTGTTACTGCGCTCGCCGGAGCTGGAACACCAAGACGATATGACGCAAATGGCTTTGGATCCCCGCCAGTGGCAATCAGGTTAGAAGTAACCTTCGGGTATCCGCCAGCTTCAGTGAAGTAAACACGATCATACGGATCTTGTGCTGCGGGAGAGCCAATGAAGCTCGCGCTGACATTGCGGCTGAACCAGTGCTGGCCGTCATAGAGGAATATCGCACGGACGATGCCGCCAGAAAGCGTGGCGGCCACATTTCCCATGCCGTACCAGGCTTCAAGATCACCGCTCTGGATGCGGATATTCTCGGCAAGCGCAGACGCCTCAGATGGTAATTTGCGCACAGCGAGGCCTGGCACCATTCCGATGAAGGTGCTTACGTCAATAACTAGGGGCATTTATATCAGCTCAGCAAATCCACACGAGCAGCAGTCGTAACCGTGCCGCTATAACTGGCCGTAGGTGTAATGACGATCTTCCGGTTTGTGCCGTCGCTCGCGGGATTGGCAATGGTGATATTGGTCCAGTCTGTGCCAATGGTCACGGCTGCTGCATAGCGGTCAACGTCCACACCGTCTCCGACATTAAACGTGGCTGGTACTGTCGCCTTCATGCGAAGAGTTACCCCCGCATCAGCGGGAACGATATGCCAGTCCACATTCTGCAGAGGCTGACCAACGGCAGACGATGCAAACGTGTTTATGCCGTACAGCATGCCACTTTGCTTCCGCTCCTGCGCTCGAGCACCATTGGGTAGGAATACGTGAGCCTTGTTTACGGACTCAAGCCACTGGCCGGGGGTGAGCTGAACAGCAGCAGGGGCGAGGTTGACTGTTTCTCCGATATTTACGAAGTCAATCCCTTTGATATAGACCACATCATCGAGTGCCGCAAATGAATTTGAAGTTCCATCAACCATCACCAAAAATAGGCGACTAGACACCCCCGGTATGACGTCCAACTGAATAGTCGTGACTTGGTTCACGACTGCCTGAATATCCCCGACAGCCTGTGAGCCTACATCTGACAAGTAGAATCTTAACCCGTCGCATGCAGAATTGGTGTTCGGAATGAAATATGTGAGGGGTATTTTTGTACGCTTACCAGCAGGCAGATAAATCCCTCCCCTGGCACGGTGCTGCCCGTTTGTGCTGATAGATGACTTGATCTCAAGCCAGTCGTTCTGACCACCGGGACCATCTATGTTTCCTGTTACCGTAGCGTTTTCGGCGTTTACCCAGTTATCTGACCCGCCTCCAAAGTTGCTTGTGTAGAATGGCGTCTGACTCGCGTTCCGATCCGTCTCAACCGGGCCTTCCTTAAAATACAGAGCCGCTTCAGCCTGCGTCATAGAGCGATTCACCGCACGAAAACGACCCATCCGACCTGGCGAATTCTGTGATGCGCTACCGAGTAAATAAGCCATTATTCAGCCTCCTGCGGTTCGGTTTTCAGGCCCAAACGCTCTACAGCGTCACGCCAGTCTTGAGTTGAAATATCAGCACCCGCCAGCAGCGACTCAATCTGCTCAACTGTGGCACCCGCTTCTGGATTATCAGTATTGATCGCCTCGACCAGCGCCTCCAGATCGCCGTCATGGATCACTGGCTCGTCGCCTGAGTAATCGGTGTACGGGAGCTGATCGGCAATCGTGCCGTTGATCATGCCGGTGCTTATGTAGTGTGTGGCATCTGATCCGGTGTAAAGCGGAACCTCAAACATGCCTGCACCACCTGGCCACGTTGCAGCCAGTGCGCGTACTGCCGGAGCAATGGCAGCGGAGACAATCATAGTGCGAAATGTGTCCATGGTTATGCTCCTGTGTTGAGGGTGATTTTGCGGAATGTGAAATTGTCGAAATCGCCGTCGCCTGCGCCGGATGCGTAAAGGAAAGCGTAAGTAGTAGTGCCTACTGCTTTGAACGCGAACGCAGCAGGGCTAATAGCAGCGGAAGTAGACCCCAGGATGCTATTGGCAAATGTGGATGTAGCGTTGGCTAACATAGCGAGAGTCCCAGACGAAATGCTCGACTCAACTTCCATGAAGTAGAACTCATTCGCTACAGTGGCAATGGCCTGTCTTCGGATGCCACGGTTTGAAGTGTCAGTACCTGTTACAGAAAGAACTCCCCCGCTAATTTGAGAAGTACCTGTTCCTACATCAACATCATCCCAGTTTGTGTCAGCATCAAACGTACCGTTAGTAGCCAGATTTGCGTCAAACTCAAAATACCCCGGCGCACCTTTGCCCTTGAAGTAGTTGATCAGCGCAGTCTGCTCCCCTGCCGTGATAGCACGCCCAATGATGAACATGCCGATCACATCACCCACCAGCGCAAGTATCCCACCAGGCCCGCCTGTGTACGTTTTCGGCCCCAAGTTAAACGTGCCAGCACTCACAGTCAGCGAGTCGATCCAGATGCCTTTTGTACCGGCCAGAATGATTGTGCCGTCAGTGATAGCAGGGACGGTGAATGGCAGAATGTCGTCGGAGCCGTCGAAGTATGCGTAGTAGCAGTCTTGGACGCCGGGTTCTGTTACGTCGCGGGCGGTTGCGCCTACGCGTTGGTAGTCAGTATGCGCATTTAGCTCGTACTGCGGGTGTCGTATCAGTAGTCCGCTTTTTCCATCGCCCGTGTAGCTTTGGTTTCCAGCATTACTCATTTCAAAATATATCGTGGTGTTTCCACCATTCATGCCGTCTCGGCCTGTGCCGATTCTTAACCATCCATCGGGCAGAGGTTCTACGACAGGGAACGAGTTGGATGAGTTGCTGATGACAGTGCCGTCAGTCAGGTTTACTACAAAACTCCCGACAAGTGGGCCGTTGTTCCAATAAAAGCTAAGGTCGAACTCTGTTCGTCCAAATGCTTTTACCTCGACAGTAGATCGGGTGTTTCCAGTCGTTCCGCTGCGCGCAATTCGATGCGGACCAGTGCTTGTATCCTCGCGCACAACCCATGCAGTCTTAGTTCCGTCGTAGGCAAGTACAGGCTCAGGATCGACTGTTACTCCAGTTTTTTCCCAAACGGAATTTGTTAAATCTTCAGTGTAAGTCCACAAATTCCTCCGCCCACCCACAGGCACCCGCCCCAACAAAGGCCGTGCAGTCGCAGTCGCCTGAGCTGCGTTGATACCGTTCGGCCCAAGGTCACGCAGCAAACCAATCGCATCGCCGGGGTTTTCTACCTTGGCCACACCCGCATTGGTCAGTGTCGAATGGCCAGGGGATACCAGCAGCAGAAAGCCGCTTGTCGAATTGAGCAGGTTGCGCACATATAGGTCACTGAATGCGCTTACTTTCACAGTGTCGAATAGTAGGCCGTTGACCATGAAAAACACAGTCACGGTATCGGCTTGGTTGTCATTGCGGTCGAGCTGGATGGTCACGTAGTCGCCGTAAACCGGCAGGCGGGCCGTTGTCTCATAAACGCCGTAGCAGTTCAGGCGAATCTTGCGGTCAGTGGTGATGTAGATACCTTGAACGCCGTCCTCATAAACAATGATCTCGCGTGTCAGAGTCTCAGGGATGAACACGTCGAACAGGCGAGCCATGGCTGGCGTGAATGCATACTGCGTGTTGTCAGGAATCAGAGCACCTGTGACAGCGCCAGAGGTGTCAACAGCGTTACCGGGATATGCGGCGCCCTGAATCCACTGAGGGTCGATCTTGCCGTTACTGCGGGCCAGTGGAGCCTGATTTGCTGCAGGGTCATACGATACGTCGCCAGACAATGCGATCGCTTGCGTCTGATCCTTCAGTGTTTCTACAGCTGACTTAATCGCATCTGTCTGGTCTTTGGCCTGCTGAGCGAGTAGGCGCTGATTGCTGGACTCAGTTGCTTGCGCCGTAGATATGCCGGCCTGGGTGGTTGAGGTAGCTGCAGCCGCTTCAGCATCAGCCTTGCTTTGCTCAAAAGTCTGCTTGACCTGTGTAACGGTTTGCAGCAACTGGTCAGTATTATTGACCAGCTGGGCGAGAGTATCTGCAGTTGTGCTCATTACAGCAGCTCCTGTGCATGGTAGTTCTGAAGAGTGATGATCGCGGAGGCCTGGGACATCAGAAAGACATCCACCTCATCGCGCACGGCGATTGTCTGATTCAGTATCGTCGTAGTGTCGGTCTTGATTGCTTCCGACTCGCTGACCATCTGATTCTTGAGCGCAGTAAACTGAGTTACGGCCTCATCTTTGAAGCCTTCAGCATCAGATGCCGCTTGCTGAGCATCATTCTTGTGAGTGAGCGCCTGAGCCGTCAGGGTCTCTGTTTGCGTCTTACTCGTTGCTGCAGCGGTAGCGGAATCAGCGGCTTCGCCAGCCTTGGTTGTGGCTGTGCCTGCAGCGGTCTCGGCAGTGTTTTTCGCTGCAGTGGTTGCCGCCAGATCCTGCCCGGTTTGCACTCTGTCAGCAGCGGTCGCTTGCGCGTCATTGGCAGCGGATGTTGCCGCCTGGCCAGCGAGGATTCGCTCGTCAGTAGCTTCCTGAGCCTTCTGCGTGGCCGTGTTTGCAGCTGTCTGTGCCAGGGCGCGATCGCTTGCCGCTTCATTCGCCTTAGTGGTAGCTGTAGCTGCGGCCGTCTCAGCAGCTTGCTGACGGGCCAGTGCCAGGGCAGCGTTGTTCGCAGATGACGTGTCAGCTGTCTGGGCGGCGTTTTTGTGAGTCTCGGCTGTTGCTGCGTGATTGCCTGCGTCGGCCGCATAACCTTCCGCGAGATTCTTCGCTGCCGTTGCTTGCGCGGTCAGTGAGTCGAGAAGTGCCGAACCAGTGGGCATAGCGACATTGACGACATTGCCGCCAGCATCGACGGTGACGTTAATCGTAGGCATCAGGAGTCCTTTACCGGCACAGTGCCGTTGAAATAGGTGGTCTCAATATCTTCCGGGGAGCCAGGTGTCATGATTCGCACGGAAAAATCGTAGTCAGCGAACGGGATCAGCTTGGCGGTTTCGCTTTTCTCAAGCTGGAAAGTGATCGTCCCCTTCTGTTCGTCTGGAGTGCTGAGCGGGTGCAACACTGATTTGGTAAGGGCGGCGCTCGAATCATCCATGGCGGCGCCCAGCTTCATGGAGAAGATCAGCGTCTTGCCGCGCATATCCAGTGCGGCCGCGCCATCATCAAAATTGAAGGTGAACGGAATCGTGTCGCCGCGCTCAATGTCCGGCAACGTCAGTGCGGTAGGCATTCTTGGTTACCTCAGATGAATTGTCCGCCGTAAACACGGCCGCCAGTGTTGCTGTAACCCATGTCGACTTTGGTGCGTGCTTCAACGATGCCGCGATCGGCGTTTGCTCTATGAAAATCGGACTGTTTTGGGTTGTACCAGTCGGAATCCGGCATGCTCAGGATGCTGGCTGCAGCGCCTTCAGCGATCAGCTCCCCGTACATATCGCCCAGTTCGTCGGGAATGATGGGGGATCCAAGCTCAGGCTTTACCGCCACTCTGACTTTGCAGCTGTGCGTGTCGTTGGGAAGCGGGAAAAAGCCGATCTTCCCGGGCCGGTCAGCGCTATAGAATTTCGGCTTGCCACGCTCAGTCGATGCCCAGTTAAGCCCAGCAGGTGCCGGGCTAAGCGGGTCTTTATCGTCGGTCAGTTGAGCGCGGATAATCGAAACCTGCATGGTGGCCGCTGGCAGCTTCAGATTGGCGTAATCCATCCCGGCGCCAATGCCGACATAGACATCAACCCGCCAGGCTGTGCTTCGCTCAAAGAAGCGACGAGCAGAGCGACGCAATTCTTCGCGCATGATCGGTTGCGGGCATCCGCTGACATACGTTTTGAGCTGGGGTATCAGCTGATCAAGATTCATTTTTCGTCCGCCGTTATTGCGGCATCCGCCTCAGTTATGTCACCGATCATCATCCGGAAGGTCTGGAAGTGACCGCTGGACCTTGCCTGGTTGCCTGCGCTCTCTGAATCCTTCGCCCATGCTCGGTGGAGAATGTACTCCTGCAGAGCGTTCGCCCAAACGTCATCAACCTCGATGGTTGTGTTGTCCGCATTCCATTGCTCATCGGTGATCGCAACCGTATCCGGGCATTTGGTATAGACGATTTCCAGCTCAGTGCCTGGCACAGCCGGAGTTTCGCCGGCTGCCTCTATCTCCGCTTTTGCAGGCGGGTAGAGATAGAAAATCTTTGGGTAGCGAGGATCAAACATAAAGTGCTGAGCAGTGACGCTCTGATCTTCTGCAGCCCAGTCCGGTACGTGGTTATCGAGCAGGCGCTTTTCGACTTGCGTTATGTTTTTGCCATTCGTGTTGCGTTCGATGTCGATGAGCTGTACCCCGATATCAGGGATCCGCTGCTTCACGCCTGCTGCGCATTTGAACGATTCATTGACAGCCAGGGTATCCGGGCGACGTGACACCAGAGCGCGCTGCGCTTCGTTGAACCACGTCAGCAGATTTTGCTTTGTCCATCGGACGTTGCCCTCATCGGTCAGCATGTATGCTGCCTGGCCGACAACCTCCGTTACCTTGACTGTGCCCATGATCGTTTATCTCTTACTCTGCGAGATTGACAGGTTTGAGATCCTGGCGACGAGCGAGACGACGCAGGACTTCAGTTGCCGGGAACACACGACCATTCTTGCTTTCAAAATGGGTGCAGTTCTCGACTGTCACTGGCTCGAAGTTTTGCGGCTCCGGGTCAGGCTGGGTCTGTGATTGCGCCTTGGCAGCGACTGTGACAGGCGGGACAGGCGGCGTTTCGGGCTCAGGATCCTGGGCCGCTTCAGACTCATGGTAGGTATTTCGAAACTCGGAAGTCTGAGCGACCTCACTTTCAGTATTCGTTGCCTGTTCATTGGTAGAATTCAGGGCTTCCTGATCAGCTACATCCTTGATCGCTTCGCCAGCGCCTTGTGATGCTTCAGGCGTGGTATTACCCTGCATCGTTTCTACCGCTTTCGCAGACGCCTGCTCGGATTTTTTTGCTGATTCAGTAGATTGAGCTTCAGCTTGCTGAGCAGCTTTTGCAGCGGCAGCAGCAGACGGCTTGCCCGTTGTTTTTTTGCTCACAGCGATTTCCTCTTATGGAGTGAAATTAAAAAAGGGGCGAGTCTCCCCGCCCCTCAACTGCCTTGCACTTACGACAAGGTGACCACGGAGTGACCAATGCACTCAGGCTTGATCACTTCAAAGCCGTACACGAAAAGTGAACGGATCAGGCGACCAAAGTCATTGGGGTTGTCGATTTCATCCATTTCAGTGATCTGACCCGCGAAGGTCAGGCCAGCTTTATGGCCAAAAACGACGTTCCACTTACCAGCAGCAACAGCCAGGTTGTTGCTGATATACATGGTCATGCGATCGATCATACCGATCCGGCCGTTTCGCAGGATCGACTTGTCATCACCTGTCATGCTGGCATCTTTCAGGTCTGACTTTTTGATCAGGCCAGCCATGCGAGCAGGAATTACACACCAGCGGCCAGTCTCGGCCACGTTCTGCTCATCCAGAACAGTGTTGTAGTCAACGATCGCATCGATGACATTGGCCTTGGTCAGCGCCAGAGGCGTAGCTGTAACGCCCAGGTTGATGTTGGCCGACTTGCGACCAGCAGTTGCACCAGCGTTGCTGGCATGCGCATCGGTGTAGATAGTGCCCAGGATGTCGGTATCCACGGCAATCTTCATGCGCTCACCGCCGTCAGTTGCCCAGTCGTCCATCAGATTCAGATCTGACTGGTACTTATCGACTGAGTTGACCTTGAAGGCAAAGTATTTGCCCTGGTCGATCTTCAGGCTGACGTTCGGTGACTCCGGCTGTTCGTAGGTCAGTGTCTGGCCTTTGACATAGTTCCGGATGGTGATCGCAGGCACGGTACGGATGATGACCTCATCACCATGCGCCTTGATCTCACCCTCGTAGTCAGTGTTGGCAATTTCACCAAACACAGTGGCGTCGTACAGGCTCTCAACGAGCTTGCCGGACCAGATTTGAGGGATGAATTTACTGGTGTTGCTTGCACCAGTGGATGAGTAGTTGGCTACTCCGGTATCGACTGGAAAACCCATGATTGGCTCCTTAAAATTTTAATGGGCCTGCATGAGTGCCGGGCGGGATTACCCTCCCCGGTTCACGGAGGCGAATAGATCAGCCTCCAGCGCTTTCGCTTCCTCCGGGGTGTATTTGCCCCGTCGTTTATCGTCGTAGAATTGAGCGATAGATTGTTCAGTCCACACTCTGCCGGCTGTTGACGGCGTACCGCCTTGGCCAGTGTTGTGCACACTGACGTGCTCATCGATCCTGTTCTGCGAGTCGCGAGCGCCAGAAGCACTCTCCCGCTTTCCCGAGTAGTCAATGAAGAATTTTGCAGCGCGATCTATATCACCGCTCTCAAATGCTTCCTGCAGCAGCCTGCCTTTCGTCTGCGACGAATAGGGAGCCAATTCGCCCAGGAAGTCCTGAACAAAGATCGGATCAGTGTTTACCTGATCAAAGTCGATGTTATGTTCCTTGAGCTTGTTCCTCAGCCGGTCCACGTTGGTGGTCTTGCTGGTTTGAGAGACTGTCTTATCAACGCTATCGACGCGTTGCTGTAGTGGTGCAACCATGCCTTTGACGACGGACAGAATGCCGTCCACCAGATCTGGCGGATACTGCTCGCGCAGTGCGTCCAGATCGGGATTGGCGTGTGAGGTATCAGGCGCCGCTTCAGCCTTTCGCTTCAGTTCGGCGTTTTCCTCACGCAGCCGGGTCAGTTCCTGGCTATCGACCGATGAGCCAGCCTCACGCAATCGAGTGGCTTCCTGTTCGAGCTGACGTACTTTGTCGTGCAGGGCGGGCACTTCTTTGTTGTACTTGCCTTGCAGGATCTTGTACCGCTGTTCCCAGGGGTCCCCCTCGTTGCCGAGTGGCTTATCGAGCTTTTTGTCATCGGGCTTTGGTTGATCGCTGGCAGAAGCCGTTTCCGGTGTTTCTGCTGGCCGCTTTGCCTGATCATCGGGAGTAGCAGTTGCGTCGATGGGCTGGTCAGAGCCTTGCGCAGTGTTGCTAAACTCTTTAATCGCGGCGTTGGCTGCCTCTGCTTGTTTTCTTACTGATTCGGGTTTACGAGACGACATAAAATTTCCTCTGAGCCAGTCAGGTACGCAGTGTTCACCCCAGAGTGAGTTGCCCTGTGCTGGTATTCTTCGGTTGGTGGTTTGTGAGAGAGCTTAGAAGCCGTTGACCTACGGTGTTTCTTGTCTCTCGATTTGCTTCCTTAAGTCCCTGCTGAATTGTTCGGCATCGCCGATGGTTGATAGCAGTTCATCGAGGAATTGCGACGCGCCCTGGTTCCATTGGAAATCAGGGGCGGCGGCTTTTCGGTTGTTGCGGTCGATATTGGCTTGCGCCTGTTTCAGTACATCGACCAGCAGCTGAAAATCGTCTGTTTGCTTCAGCCTTGCCAGCGCCTGCAAAAACTGCAGTCGCTTGCGATCATCATGCAGTAGCTTGTATCGCTGGAGCATCTGGCACCTTTGGCTGATTCTGAGCGTTTAATTTGTCCTGCTCTGCCTGCAGCATCTTCTTCGCTTCGGCCGCCTGGCGTTCGCGCAGCTCTTCAGCAGAGGGGAGCATTCTGTCTACCGGCAAAGATCCGGTTTTCAATACCTCGCCCAGCATTTCCCGGCGACCTTCCAGCCCCAGGATCTGCATGTCGATCGGATTGCCAGTGATCTGCAGCAGCTCCTGTTGACGCAGCTGTGCTTGCTCTTTGTGGACCAGCGACTCACTACCGCGGGCCTTGGGTCTCAGATCGCCCTTGATGTCCGGGTTATCGCTGTAAAGCATCAGGTGGTTGTAGCACTTCGCTACCAGGCGCTCGATCAGGTAGATGTCAATCGACCGGATCAGCATCTTGATACCCTTGCTGGACGCGTTGAGCAGCATGGACAGGCCGCTGGCAGTCTTTGCAGCGCCTGCGCCTTGATCAGAGCCGTGCGCGTAGGAAGGCAGCCCGGTAATGTCGTCGGCGTATCGATTAAACCGCTCGTAGATCGTCATCAGCTCAGAAGCATTGCTTTGCGGCTGGAAGAAACCGATACCCTGGCCAGCGCCACCATTCGGAGAGCTGTTGCTCCGAAACACTTTCCACGGATACATTTCATTGACGTTCTGGTTTGGCGCCAGTCGGTCATCCTCCACCCAGACCATCGGACCAGAGGCAAAACCCATGTTGTTGATCAGCGCTCGTGCGGCCGCGTTACAGGTGTCCTGACAATCAGCCAGGATCTCCGGCAGCGCCTCGCCCCAGAATGAACCGGGCACACCCTGCCAGCTGACTTTGAAATAATCGCTCTTGCCGGCCGGGTCCGGATTGATCAGCGCTCGGATGACATAGTTGCCGATGATCATGACCGAGACAGCGTACTCTTCGTTGGGATCGGTGATCTTCTTCTCACTCATACCCCAGTCAAGCAGCGTCTGGCCGCGCAAGGATCCAGACAGCTCGAGTGCGTCAATGTCCTCGGTGTTGTGCACCAGGCTGCGACCTTCGAGTGTTGCGCGCTCTGTCTCGCTCCACATCCATTCACGCAGGCCACCCGTTGCATAGTGGGACAATGCCATGGCAATGCCTTCAGCGTTGTAGCCCGGCGCTGTGCGCATGGCAGACAGATCGCTGCGCGTGAGCGTGTGGTGTTCGATCATCCAGTGCCCTTCGATGTCAGAGCCTGCGCTGGGTGATGGATAAACACGGAACGGGGAAACGCGGCGGACCTTCGCGCATATCTTGTGGCCAGGCGCCGGCTGAAACTGTCCGTCCTGCCCCTGCAGCCACTGCAAGGTCTTTACCTTGCGAAACTCCAGCCCCTTCATGATCGCGGCGGGGTATGTCACCAGATCGTCCAGAAACTCATCAAACGATTCGCGCCACCCGGCATCAAGCAGCATGTCCTCGACGGCATCGGCCATCTTCTCTGCCCGGTCCTCACCATCCTGGTGCAATTCAGAAAGCAATCGATCGCGGTGCTTGTGTAGCAACTCGCGCATGGTCTTTTCATCGAGACCGTATTCCTGAGCGGCCGCTACAGCTTCAGCTACGAGCGCCTGCATGACTTGAGGCGGCAGGTCCGGTACTGGCGACGGCTCCAGGGTGAAAGGTCGATCGCCCACTGGCGAATACAGGTCAGACAGCCATGACTTTGCTGTGCGGCACTTGCTGCCAGTAATCATCATGTAGATGTCTGAACCGCCCTGCGCTTTGATCGCCTCCAATTTCTCCGGGCTGTACTCGCCCTTACGGCGGCGCAGGCAGTTCAGCAGCCTGGCATTGATTCTGGAGCGGTCGTGCTTGGCAATCTGCCAGCATTTGCGAACATGGCCGGCCAGGTGACTGACAACCTGATTCTGGCTCTGAACGGAGCGCTCTTTTTCAAGACGCGCGCGCTGTTCGGCTTCCCGATCCTGCGTGACCTGCTGTGGCGTCTTGATAGCAACTAACATCAATGAATAACCTTATTGATCGTTTTGGAGGTCGGCACGACGATGCGAATATCGTCTTTCATCTGCTGAAGGCCTTGGTTAATCGCCTCGAGCATGTTGCCGATGTATTCTTTCGGATCCGCGAGCATGTCGCGCACCACAATGTCCACTGTGACCACGTTGTCACCCTTGGCCAGAAAGCCGAAACGGACCTTGCCTGCGTCTTTACCGCGGCCGAGTGCAATCAGGCAGCCGTTAATGCGAACCTCGGACTTGTTTGCCGGGTTTGGCTTTGGCATGGCACCAGCCTTAAACGGCTCCACAGCATCAGCCAGGTACTGAAACCACTGCCTGCTGGCTCTGTCCATCTTGCGCAGATCTACGCTCATATCAGGTCCACCCTGCTGGATTGGAGCGCTGACCACTGCCAGCGCCATACGATTCTTTTACCGCCACATAATCCGCCGACTCGGACATCATCACGCAGTCGGCAAGGTTAGGGCTCTTGAGTTTCAGCTTGGTTTTCATGTCGGGCTTGCTCATTAGCTGGATCCGGCCGCCTGGCAGTCTCGGAATCCGGCAAAGCTCTGCCCGCATCTTCCCTATCAACGAGATCCTTGAGGAAAAGCTGATCATTTCCTCGGGGTTCTGGTACTCGCCGCGCTCTACTGCCAGGTAGGTCTTAAACATCCTGTCCCTGAGTAGCCAGTAGAACTGTGCCCGCTGGTTGGCGAAGGTGTTGGCATTGGTTGCCGCCTTCTTCAGCTCACCATCGATGGGCTGATATACCTGATTCGGGCTCATGGGGCTCAGGGAGCCTTTGAACATGCTCAGCTGACATTGTTTCCCGGTCAGCGACTTCTTGGCCTGGGCGCGAAGGCCTGCACCCATTCCGTCACCATCCCAGATAAACATATCGGCGCGGATCTCTTCGGCGGCTGTTGTCGCCCAATCCATTGCGTCGTTGATCTCGGTGCCTTCCGCGCACTCATCAGCTGCAAGGATTACACTGCCTTTGCGATAGATGTATGCCGCGGGATCCACGCCATCGGACGGATCATGCACGATCGATTCGCGGCCAAGCGGTTTCCAGCCAAGTTTGATGTGGGCATCGATGCAAGCATCAAACCACTCAGGACGAATGATCGCGTTTTCCACGGTATCGCTGTATTTACCTTCCCAGATGTGGTCATAGCGCGCCCTGGGCATGACTCGCTTGTCACGCAGGCGCTGCTGTTCCATTTCCGGGGGAAAGAATGGGTTATCGCGCCAGTTGATCTCCACCACGATGATGTCGTCATCTTCGTAGTAGCCGTACTTCTCCAGCGCACCCTCATACGGCTGCAGAAAAGCCAGACTAAAAGGATCCTGACTGCTGCCACGGTTGGCGCTCATCCAGATCTCAGGTGGATCCGGATCATCGCCTTTGCCTGGTACTGATCGAATTGTCGGCAAGACAATCTCAATCGTTTCCCGGGAAAGGGTTTGCGCCTCTTCAATCCACAGCTTCTTGATACCGAATGTGGACTTGAATGCTGTGACGTTCCTGCTCAGGCCGCGATAGAAGATTTCGCCGCCCGATCGTGATTTGATCTTGGTCGCTTCGGCGTGAAGGTAATCAGTAACGCCAAGCTCATCGATCCGGCTTCTCAGCTGCGAGTGAACCGAGTCCTCGATGGAGTTTTGAAACTCCCGGCCGCAACAAAGTCTCTCTCCTGCATCACAGCAACGCAGAAACGCATCACCGAACGCTATCGACTTCCCTCCAGCTCGACCGCCTACCGCCACCTTGAAGCGCTTGGGCTTCAGAAATAACGGCTGTAGCTTTTCAGGGATCTCAACCCGTACTTTCACGCGCGCCTGCCGCTACTGTGACCAGCTCCCACGTCGCCCTGATAGGCTCCCCGTTGGCGCCAGTAACACCTACCTGCTCGCGGTACGCATTGACGTAGATGTGTTTGCCCAACAGCTCCAGATTGCGAATCTTGTCGGGGAACTTGATCTTCTTCAGGACGCCAATCAGTGTTTTCTGATCGCTCTTCCCTGCTGTCAGCTCTGTAACCTCAATGCCGGATATGCTTTGGCGCCATGGCTTCGGCCATTCCTTGATCGGCTTGATGTTGCCGTCGTCATCCATGATGTCTGCAACGTCCATAGCGTCGATCTCATGGTGCCGGCGCAGGACGTAATCAGCATCGATCTCGAACTTCTTTTCAGCCAGCTCTGCCACTTTGGCCTTCAGCTCTTCGACCCTTATCCGGACCTTATCGGTTTTCATAAGCTGGCTGGCTTTGACGTGAACCGAATTATCCTTCCATTTCTGAGAGTTAGGATAAGCGACACGATATGCTGCGCTTTGGTCCCATCCATTGAGGACAACCTGCTGGCAGAATATCTCTTTTGCCGGTGTCAATCCGGTGCGTTTTTGTTTGGTTGCAGGGGCCGGACTCGAACCGGCGACCTCTGGATTATGAGTCCTGCGATCTACCACTGATCTACCCTGCGTCAAAGTCTGTCGATTGCTTCCTGGGCATCATCTGCCAGGGATCGCAATTCGTCGGATGTGATTTCTCGCTGCTCTGCCTTGGCCTTTGCTCTCAGCGCCTGCAGCTTCTGAATGTTTACATGGGCATCGGCTGCCAGATCCAGTGCCAGGTTGATCAGCTGAATGATCTTAATTGCGTCCATCGCTTACGATCTCCTGTGCCGTTTGTAATAGCTCTGTTACCCTGCTGAGGATTGATCGGGCCTGACCTTCAAATCCTGCCGCATAAACCTCTGTTGCATCGTCTAGAGCATCCTTTGCCTGCTGCAGCACCTTTCTGAGCCGGTCCCGGCGCTCTTGGTTCATGTCAGAGTCAGCGGCCGTGTCCGCAATCGTTTCGATGGTCAGGTAGCCGACTGCGATTGTCTCGGGCACATTGGTTGATTGAAGTGCTGAGCATCCTGTGAGGAACAGGATCAGGGCGACAATGACAGCTGCGCGAGTTCGCATAGGGCAAGCTCCTGAATATAGTCCGTCAGGTCGTGATCGCTTTTGCGCTGACGGAATGTGAATAACCGATCGCCGAACCTTGTCAGCGGGCCGGGATTAGTTTTGAAATAACCTCTGTTGGTGATGTAGAGCAGCGTGCCGCCGTGGTTGTAACCAATCTTGGGATAGCGGCACACGATGTCGCTGCCGTTCTCCACTCGCAGGTACGGGCCGTGATAAGCCTGCCGGATCTGCGCCCTGGTGCTGACTCTGGGCTGCCCGTAGGTGATTACCCTGGATATGCGGCGCGGGAAGTGATACTCAGCCGCGATTGCCAGCAGCAAAGCGATGGCACCGCCTCTGCTATGGCCGGCGAATACCACATTGAGCTCTGGGTACTTCTCCAGCACTTCGAGCATATCTTCCTGCATGCTCTGCGCGCCCTGGACAAAACCACGATGAGCCTTGATCCCGTACCACTCTTTTCGCTTCACAAACTTGAAGTTGCTGCGCCAGTCGTGCCGATCGTCTGTGCCCCGGACAACAAAGTAGATCGTGTCATCAGATATGTAGGCACATCCGTAATCGTGACCGTTGCTGAAGTCGTGCATGCCGATGATGCCAAGCTCATCGGTCAGGGGCGTATGCTGGTAAACATCCCTACAGAGCGTGGCGATGTCGATCAGCATACGGAAGTTGGGCATTACGCAACGCCCTTGAAAAACCGATGACTTCCGATTTGCAGGTGGTAGTCGCGGCCTTTTGACCAGTGATCGCGGTCTGATCTGAGCGCTTTTTCGTGTGCTTGTTGCGTCAGGTAATGTGTGGCGCCATCAGTCGGATCCGGCTCATGCCCATCCAGCGCGTCTATAAGTGCCTTCAGGGAGTTACGGCAATGAATATCTTCGATTGCTCGCTCATATTCTTCCCGGAGAGCTTCCAGTTTCAGCCTGTTCGGGTCAGACTCATTCCAAACACTGTACTGCCAGGCGCGCAGACACACTGCTGCCAAGCTGTGATCTGGGTGCCCAGTGCTTCTGGCCATCCCCCAGTATTTTCTTTCCTTGGCGCGGTTGATAATTGTGTGGGCCACGGCCAGGCGGCCATGCTGCGAACAACCGCGCGCTTCGCCGTATATCGTCAAAGCTGCGATCAGTATGTCTATTGCACGGACCGGGCTCACTTGTCCGCCTTCTTGTCGAGCTTATTCTCGATCCGGTCTAGTTTGGCAAATATGGCAGCGCCGAGGCTGTCCATTTCTGTCCGCTTAACGTAATCGCCCACGACCAATACCTCGATTTTCTGCACTTTTTCGGTAAGGGCAGCGTCCTGGGCCAGTAGGTTGTTAATGGACTGCCGAAGATTGTTCAGCACCCAGCCGCCAAGCGCCCCAACAGCAGTGAACAAAAGGTTAATGACGTGCTGGGGATCAAGCTCCATTCAAATTTCCTTTGGGCATAAAAAAACCGCCCGGAGGCGGTTTAAGGGGGAGTTATCTCAAAATCTATCGTTCAGATTTTGGCACCAACTTTCTGTTGAATTCTTTTTTGGCAAGATGACGCTTGCCTTGTTTTGATTTTATAAACGCCTTCTTGCGTCGTTTGCTGTACTCAATTATTGCTTGCGCCGGTATTTTTTCCCACCAAGACTGGCTGCCAATCCTTAATATGGCGCTGAAAACCTCTTTGCATCCAGAGTTGAATAGCTCTTTCCCGTATTTATCGTTGGCAAACCTAAACCATTCTCCGGACGTCCTGTGTTCATCAAATTTGGCGTGAAGTGCCTTTTCAACCTCAACCATCTTGTCATCGTTTAATACTTCAAGAACGGCGAAATATCTTGCGGGTATCGGACACGAATTGCATACCTGCAGAAGTCTTTTGTATATGTTAACAGAGCGCCCAAATTTGACGTAAATTGGGTCACTTGAGTTGTCTTGACAGACAACCGCATAAACATATGACTTATGGGAGTGAACAGGTATTTGGAAGAGAGACATTATTTTCCAAGGTAGGGTTACAGGTTATTTTATGAGAAGAATCTTGTCAAACCATTTTTTGCAGTTAGGCCGCGTCAAACATCTGGCGGTACATCCTAGCAATCTCCAGCTCCGACTGCATGCTGTGATAGCCTTTCTGAAGGTTGTACCGATACAGGTTTATATCCATGCCGATCTCTTCAGCACGATGCTCGTCGGTGTAGGTCTTTCCCGCCCAGTCGCAGAATCCGAGGTAGTAGTTGCGGGCACACAAGGCGATTGCCTGGTCCCAGACTCGTTTCTGCAGCACTCGCATGGCAGCGGCCACCAGGGGAAACTCTGCATGCTGTTCGCGCAGGAGCCTGACAGCAATGATCATGGACAAATTGCTCTGGTCGTTCCCGGTCGGGGGCGGCGGCTGGCCTTTGAATGTAATCAGCCGATCCAGCAGGCCCATGCCTTCCCATCCAGCATCATTGGTGACGCTCATCAGGCCATTGAGGTAGATGGATACCAGGCGATCGATCTCTAATTTTTCTTCTTTCGTCATACTTCCACCACCTTGATTCCATGTATCCACAACATCAGCTTTCGCTTTATGATGTATTCCGCTGTTCGCTTACCCTTGGTATCTTCGACGATTTCATTCCCATCTTTGTCGACGTAAACGAAGTCGGCTTTGTAATAGACTTTTCGCTCCAGTAGCTTCCCGTTGGAATCTCGCTGCGCTGGAATCAGGTCATAAACCACCTGCTCCCTGAGTTTGCTGATCAGGCCGGCCTTTTCCATACACTTCAGATCGTTTGCGCGCCTGTGTTCCCGCTTGGAGTCATAGCCGCCGGACTTTTCAGCTCCGTACTTGTTTTTCTTGGGGGCGCGTTCAGGCCGGAACACCTTACCGCGCTCTGGCAGCGTCCCGAATTTCTCCTTGAACCATTCCTCACTGACTCTCATGCTTCGCCAACCATTCGTCCAAACTCTGAAATACCACTCCGCTGCTGAATATCTGTAGCATGTTCTCGCCTGCTACCCGGGCGGCCACTTCTTTGCTATCCGTTATCCCTGCGTACCGCAAATAACCATTGATCCTGAGCCAAACCTCAAACCTTTCACCTACCTTCCAGACCCAGTTCCCGTTCGCATGCTCTACCAGGCTGGGTGTGAGCTTTTTCCAGCTCATACGATCTGAATGAATCCCATTAAACTACCCTCTCAGCGCCATTCAGCTTTTCTCATCCGGGTTGAGGCGTTGGTTATATTTAATGCGTAATCCACGCATACCACGCGTCCATCCAGCATCCCGAAGTTGCTCATTTTTAGGTCCGCCAAAAACGATGGTAGTTGCTTCGGCAATTGAGACTCGTCGGCAATCGGCTGCGCCCTGCGCTGCAATAGAATCCGCCCATCAGGTGAAAGGTATTCGCAAGGGGCAAGCCAGGTGGCAACACTTTCCCGATAGTGATGCTCATCCCAAAAGAACATTTCCATCACGTTGGCAAAGTAGCGGTGATCAGACTTTTCGACTTTAACCACCAGATCGGGGCGCAGCTTGCACTCGAACACGTCTCTATGAATTCCGGAGCCCAACATCTTGCCGCACAAAAGGTTGAAACAGTCTTTGTATACAGCCTTCATGCCACGAGCCTCTCGATTGTTACCGCCAAAGCATCCAACTCATCCATTTTCATGATCTTCCACATCCGCATCTGCCCGTGCAGTCCATTGAATGAATCCCGGTGGCAGCTGCCGCAAAGCGCAATACTGGTGAACCACTGTCCCTGCTTGATTTCATGGCACTCACTGGGCCCAGCCGCGTCGCATACGCTGCAGGGAAGATTCTTGACCCGTTCAATGTGGTCGCGCTCGGCCATGGTGGGTGCTGGTTTGTTTTTGCTCTGCATTACTGCTCCTGCTCCCGCATGCCATCAGCGTATTCACCAGTGCGGGGGATGGTGATCTTGATTCCCCGCTCCGCGCACCACTGCGCGTGCTTATCCATTGCGTAAAGCCGTTTCGATTTCGGCGCGAGGGTAACGTCGGGGTTTTGACTTATTGACCAGCTGTAGCGCCGGCCATCCTCATCAACACCGAGCCACTTGATCGTGAAAAGCTCATGTGCGTCGTCAGCGTTAAAGGGCCGACTGCCGCGAGGGTTGCCCTGGCTATCGATGTAAAGCGGCATCGTGCATCCCATGTGGGCCATGTGCCTGGCAGTCTCATTCATCCAGCCACGCCATGTACGAAGCATTGGTACGGTGCCAGTTGCCTCTGCTTTGACTTCGCAGCGCATGACCTGACCGAGCGGCACTTTCCTGAATGCCTGCTTGGATTTGTCACCGTAGGGCGCGTACATCCCGCCGCACTTTTTGAGCAGCATTTCGGCCATCAGATCGCCAACCTCAAAGAAGAACCTGCGATATCTGCCACTCGATCTTTTGTGAGCCTTGCGTATTCAGGGTTCAATTCACACAACACAGCTTTTCGCCCGAGCGATATAGCGACGCCTGCAGTTGTTCCACTACCACCAAACGGGTCGAGGACGGTTCCACCAATTGGGCATCCAGCCAATATGCACGGCTCTATCAGATTAGGGGGGAACGTGGCAAAGTGAGAGCCCTTGTATGGTCGCGTAGGGATGGTCCAGACACTTCGGCGATTACGGTTCTCTGCGCCTCCGACCGCCTTCATGTTTCCATTGGTTTTACCTGGCACACGAGAGCTACCAATCTGGCTCTCGTAATTGGGCTGAGCTAGCCTGTCGACGGTGCTGGGGGCAACAGGCTCTTTCACAGCCTCAATGTCGTAGTAGTATTGGGCGCTCTTGCTCAGTAAAAAAATATACTCATGGGATTTGGTGCAGCGGTCACGAACGCTCTCAGGCATCGGGTTTGGTTTATTCCAGATGATGTCCTGGCGTAGATACCAGCCGTCTGCCTGCAACGCGAAGGCGACGCGCCATGGGATGCCGATCAGGTCTTTATCCTTCAGACCGCTAGGTGCTCGACGGGTCCGGTCACTCATTTGCTGTATGGTGCGGCGGGTGCTGCCCACGGCGGCAGTGGCTGATACCTTGCGGTCCGTTCCGCCAGTCCTGGCGTAGCTATCCCCCAGATTCAGCCAAAGCGTCCCGTCATCGCGAAGCACTCGCCGCACCTCGCGAAAAACGGCCATGAGCGCCTGCACAAATTCGTCAGGCGTTGTCTCAAGACCGATCTGGCCATCCACTCCGTAATCACGCAACCCGAAGTACGGCGGCGAAGTTACACAGCAATGGACAGATTGATCATCCATTTTTTTCATGGACTCAATGCAGTCGCCTATGTGCAATTCGTAATCCATCAGCCAGCAATGCCTCCATGGTTGATATTCCAGCGATCGGCGACGCGCTCACCAGTGGGCGGTGTATCCAGGCGGTCGGCGCTGATCAGCTCTACTTCCGGCAACGGAATCCGTTTTTCAGACTCCCAGCGCTGGATTGCTCGATTGGTTACTTCCTGAATTGTCATACCCCCAAGCTCTCCCGTAGTGATGCCATGCGCTCTTGGTTCTGTTCTGGTGTTAAAACCACACTGACAGTCTCTGGCAGCGCTTTCGGCACTGGCACAGTTATGTCCTCACCAGACAGTACGCGCCGGCAAAGCTCCGAATAGTTCCGCTCAAACACTGGGAAAATCTGATCAGTCGGGAAAGAATGTAGTTCAAACCAGCCTGTTGCTACGCCTGCATGAAACACGGCTGGATGACTCCACTTGTGTTTATGCTTTGGCGATGGTGCTAAGCAGGCCTCCCGGTAGGCGGCGTTTACTGCGGGTAAACCATACGATCGAAGGTCAATGCAAAAATCTCTGAATTCGGTCGCGTCAGGCAAGTACCGCGGCTTACCCTCCTGAAACGATCGCAGCATGTTTACGAACCCGCGCTTGATCTGCTCTGCGCTCAGGTCACTCAGGAACCGGGACCATGTATCGAATGCTGGACTATCCGTGTCGCCGAATTGCTTCAGCCATTTCGCTCCAAACAGTTCACCCATGCGGTCCCATAGGTCCACCATGGCCAGTTCCTGCTCCATGGCTGTACTTTTCGAGGATGTCCTGGCGTCTACGCTCTGAAGCTGCGTGAGCCCTGCCAACGGTCGATTGCTCTGTGACGCTTCGCGTATCGGCGTTACCAGGTCTGCTGCTGTTCGCATGGTCTTTCTCCGTAATCATCCAGTCGTTTTCAAACTCTTTGCTTTTCCCGAAAAATCTCACTGCCTGCATGACAAATTCAGTACCAATGGATCCACGCGCTTGGCAGTAACGCAGATAGCGATCCAAGCCTGCAGCCATTGCAGCAGGATCCACGCCTTCAGCAACGCGGGCTTTGAATGCGGAAAATGCTTTGTTCTTAGGGTTGGAGCCTTCCCGTTTTGGGTAGGCTTGCCAGATAGCCTCGAATTGCTTTTCGAGTTTCGATGGTGGTTTGTCCGGCTTGCCGGATGAACCATTAGTATTATTACTATTGGTTCTTGGTTCTTGGTTATTGGTTATTGGTTCTTGGTTAGGTGTACGTTCGTGCGTTTCTATCAACGCATCGACCACGCTAGACCACGCTTCGTGCGTTTTTGTAAACGGGTCGTGCTTGATTTGCTCACGCAGTTGGTCGCACTCTTTCGCATGCTCATCACGCTTTTGCTTCCTTGCTTCTCGTGCGAGGGCGATTAGTCGGTTCTGAATGCCGCCGATCTTGAACAGGAATAATTCATCCGCAACCCGCGATTGCACGTAGGTTCCGTCAGTTTGCTTCTCGAAAAACCTGCTCAATACAAATCTGACAGCCTGCTCTTCTTCTGGGGTGCTGGCCCACGTCCATTCGATAGCTTCACTTTCCGTGGGGAATCGTTCACGGTCGTAGCACGCATCTAGCAGGAGCGTGTACGCACCGTGCTGTAACATGGACAGTCGCCCAGCTTTTTTGGCGTAGTCACCCAGATTACGGTTGTAGTAATGCACTACCGCTCTTCCTCGTCGAAGTCAGCGCCGATATGAATCGCCGCGCAGTAGTCGCAAATATCAGTGCCTGGGTGGGCGATCTGGAAGGCTGATGGAATCTCGCGTGCGCAGCGCTCACATAAATCATGAGTGTGTATGGCCGTTTGAATCGGTTTTACCTGTTGCTCTACTCGCATACGTCCTCCGTTAAACGCTTCTTATGAAACGAGCGCCCTGATCCTGCTGCTCGCCCGTCAAGAGCCGGTCCAGCTCCTGCTCAGTTCTCTGTCTTTCGCTATGAAGGTGTTTCAGGTGGGCTTGAAGCTGGGCAATTTTTGCGGTGTTATCGATCGGCGTGGGATGTACCAGTCCAAGCTCGTCGCAGGTGAAATTTATTGGTTCCCACCTACCTGTGATCCGACAAAGATTCACAATATCGCACCATGTAAAAAACTCGGGCTTATTGGGGTTAAAACACGCAGCGATATGGGCAATCCAGGTCTGCACCGGGCTTCCAAGCCCGTAAATCGAATACAACTCAAGCGCCAATTCCTTGGTTGTGAATTCCTCGCGGAAGCACTCAAGTGATGCGATCGCCCGGCTTTTGAAATCTGTCTGCATACTCTTTCCCTCGCGTTCCTTCGTGGATTTGTTGTCCGATAGCGCCCAACAGGGTTTACTGGTATCAAGCGGCTACTGGCTTGGGGTCAGTAGGCAACAGCTCTTTCCAGCTCTGAGGAACTTTGTCGGGGAACAACAATGCCAGCGTCTGTTTTCGTCCAGTGGGGATGCCGTTCTCCCGCCAGCCCGAAACGGAGGGCGGCTTAATCTTGAGTACCTCAGCCACAAAGGTTGTACCGCCCAGAGCGTCTATAGCTTCAGAATCAGTCATGTGTAGAACTCCTAATGTTTCCGCGATATTAGGCGGACCTAATTTTCATGTCAAGGCTGGCCTAACAAATAAACTGTTAGGATTGCCTAATATGAAAACATGGCATGAACGGCTGAATATAGCGCTCAAAGAGTCCGGGCTGACGAAAGCAGCGCTGGCAAAGCGTATTGGGGTATCCGCACCCACCGTAACGGACTGGACGAAGGGAAATATCGCAACTATCAGTGCGAATAATGCCGAAAAACTGTGCCGACACTTGGGTATCAACACAACCTGGCTTCTTACCGGACTTGGTGATATGCGTCCCGTCAGTGGGGTGCGGGAAACGATCGCCCAGCCGGGAACGTACATCAGAAAGATCCCACTTTTTTCCTGGTCAGGAGCCGCGAGCTACTTTTCTGGCACAAGAACCATCGATCCAGAAGAGGTCGAGCTTTGGATGCCGCCAGTCGGCGAGGTAGGCCTTGATGCGTTCGCATTGCGCGTAAACAATGAGTCTATGGTTGCCTCCTACCCCGGCCAGCGATCCTATCCGGTGGGCACTATCATCTACGTTGACCCGGATAGACCCCTTAAAAACGGCGGTCGAGTCGTGGCTCTTGTCAGGGGTGAATGCACGTTCAAACAATATGTTGAGGATAGCGGCCGCAAATATCTCAAGCCGATCAACCCCATGTTTGACAAAATCGACGTAGACGATGGAGTGCAGATTATCGGGCCGGTATTCGGCTCCTTCCTCCCCGAATAAGCGTGCCGGTTATATACACGTTAGATACCCTCCCCTGCAGCAAGTCATTCAGCCATCTGCTATAACCATTAAAACACCAGCAGGAAGCGATATTTATAGCCCGGCTCAAGCCGGGCTTTTTTTGCCCAAAATCCCCTCAAATAAAACAATATTAGCTATGCCTAATTTTTTTGTTGACAGTTAAATTAGGTTGGCCTAATCTTTCGCCATCGATGATTGATTAGGTAAGCCGAAATGATCAACAGAAACCAAGAGCCTTCACCCGCACAAAAAGCCCTCAATCGAACCCTGGGGGATCTGCTTTGCATCCTGATTGGTGTGGCGCTCGGTATCTGGTGGGTGTCATGAACCGATACCGCATCCATACCCCGATGTATGCCCCTGGCCAGCTTGTTGAAGCTGCAGACGGGAACATCTTTAAGCGGGATGAGGTAATCGAGGCGCTGGAGCCTGCCCTGGCTGCACTCAAGCGCGTATCGAATCACGTGGCCGCGAATAGCTACCAAGCCTCCGAGTTGAGCGAGGCCATCGATGCGATCGAGCAGATAGTGAGCCCGGCTGAGCTGCCGGAGGTTTCTGAGCATGTTTGATCCGACTGACTGCCCAGACTACGAAGAGCTAATTGTTGAGCGCAGACGCAAAAGCCAGTGGCTCAGCAAATTTCTGGCACACCCGAACCCGCAGGATCCAGATTACCCAGGCGATTGCCCAGGCACCGAGGGAAACGAGCATGAGACTGAATGAGGCATTCAAATCGATCTTTGGGACTGACCAGAACCTGATCGATGACAGAGATCCAATGGCGAGGCAGCTGCAGGCAGATATCGATGCCGAGCAAGCTCGCATTGATCGATCACGCCGACGCGACTACTTCCCGCCCGGGACGGTAGCGCATCGCACCCTGAAAGAAGCAACAGCGCCAGACGGCGACTTTAAACCGATAGTTTAACCACGATGATGAGGGATCAATGTATGAGCGATAAAACCGACGTAGCAGTGAAAGAGAGTTTTTCACTGGCCCCGCAAAACTTCGAGCAAGCTGTCCGTTTCGCGGAAATGCTTGCTGATTCCGACTTGGTGCCCAAGGACTACAAAGGCAAGCCTGGCAACTGCCTTATTGCGATTCAGTGGGGGCATGAGGTTGGTTTGCAGCCACTTCAATCGCTGCAGAATATTGCTGTAATTAACGGTCGTCCGGCTATGTGGGGCGACGCATTGATGGCTCTTGTGCGCGCCTCTCCCCTGTGTGAGTACATCACCGAAACCGATGACGGCCATACAGCTACGATTCGCGGCAAGCGCAAAGGCCAGCCGGAAGAAGTGCGCACGTTCAGCATGGATGATGCAAAGGAAGCCGGTCTGCTGGGAAAACAAGGCCCATGGACCCAGTACAAAAAGCGCATGCGACAAATGCGCGCCCGCGCATTCCTTTTGCGCGACCTGTTCACGGACGTTCTGCGAGGCATGCAGATGGTCGAGGAAATAATGGACATAAACGAGGTTGAACTTAACCCGCGCGAATCTTCAAGCCAGCAACAGAGCGGGAAAAAAGGCACCGAGTTACCGCTATATGCTGACGAGGATTTCGACAAGAACTTCCCCGTTTGGCAGAAGTACATCGAGGCAGGCAAAAAATCACCACAGCAGATCATCGACACGATCAGCAGCAAGGCTGTGCTGACTGAAGGGCAGCGCCAGGCAATTCTTGACCTCACCCCTGTAGGCGAAACTGAAGGAGCGCAAGCGTAATGAAACACACCAATTTTTTGCAAGGTTCTGACGAGTGGCTGGCGAATCGTCGGCTGCGTTTTAACGCCTCTGAGGCGCCTGTCATGATGGCTGCCAGCAGCAAGATGCGCCGCAATGAATTGCTCGCGGCAAAGGCTGGTTATGGCGATCGAGAATACAGCGATTTTGTTCAGCGGCTTTTTGACAAAGGCCATGAAACCGAGGCCCAGGCGCGCTCGTTGCTCGAAGAAGATATTGGCGAAGAGATGTACCCAGTATCAGGTGTATCTGATTGCGGCCACTACGCCGCCTCTTACGATGGTCTGACCATGCTGGAGAATATCGGATTCGAGCACAAGCTGTGGAACGAGCAGCTTGCTGAAGCTGTGCGCCAAAAGGAATTGCCACCTGAGTATTACTGGCAGCTTGAGCATCAATTACTGGTCAATCCCGATATCGAATTCATCTACTTTGTAGTTTCCGATGGTACGCGTGAAAAGCGCGAGATCATGGAGTACCGGCCAGTGGAAGGCAGGGGCCGCGATCTGATCAATGGCTGGGCGCAGTTTGAAAAGGACCTGGAGAGCTACGAGCATGAAGTGATCCCGGCCAAGCCTGAAGCAGAACCGATTGACTCATTCCCTGCCCTACGCGTCAGTCTGGTCGGAGAGGTTCAATCATCCAACCTGCCAGTATTCCGCTCGGCAGCCCTGGACTTCATCAACGGTATCAACACTGATCTGCAAACCGATCAGGATTTCGCCAACGCTGAGGAAGCCGTCAAGTTTTGCGACAAAACCGAGAAAGAAATCGAGGTCGTGAAAAAGGCCGCTCTTGCTCAGACATCAAGCATCGAAGAGCTGTTCCGGTCGCTGGATGACATCAAGGAAGCCATGCGCAAAAAGCGTCTGGCGCTGAACAAGCTCGTCACTGAACGTAAAGATCAGATTCGTGCTGATCTGGTGACAAAGGGCCGCAACGCCTACCAGGCAGCGCTCAATGAGGCGAACAAGGAATTCCATCCGGTCCGCATCGAAGTGGCGGCGCCTGACTTCTCTGCAGCAATCAAGAATAAGCGAACATTGGAAAGCCTGCGCGGTGCCGTCGATGACGAGCTGGCCAAGGCCAAGATTGCTCTCAATGAAAAGCGTGACCATATCCGCGAGTCGCTGAAGATCATCAATGACTACGGACCGGATTATCAGTTTCTGTTCGCAGACAAGCAGCAGCTGGTGGACAAGCCGCACGATCACCTGCAGTTGCTGGTCGATAAACGCGTAGACGATCACAAGGCTGCAGAGCAAAAGCGCATTGATGAGCTGGCCGAACGTAAAGCCGCTGAGCAACGCCGCAAGGAGCAGGAAGAAGCTGATCGTAAAGCCGCCCAAGAGCGTGAGCAGCAGCGCCAGGCTGACGCTGTAGCGCAGACCAGTTTGCCCGGAACAGCTGAGCGTAAGCCTGCCGACCCTGAACCAGTTACGGAAGCGCCAAAGCCTGCTATCGAATTCCCGCAAACCTCCAGGAGCATTCCAGAGTCGGCCAATAAGCGACCGAGTGACGACGACATTATTGAGGTTCTGGCGCTGCACTTCCGTGTGCATGAATTCAAGGTGATCGAGTGGCTTGGTGATATCGATCTGGACCGAGCGAGCCGAAAGTTGGCAGGGAACTTCTAACGTGGATCCACGCGCAAACAGCCCCGAGAAGATCTCGCTACCCCAAGCGCCCTGGTATCCGCTGCCTTATATCAGTCGGAGGGCGTTGAAGCGGGTCAAGGATCCGCTGCCAGCGCCGGAGACCTGCCGCTACTGCGGGCCAGAATTTCCTGTGTCGCTGGTGAATAACGAAGAGATCTACGGCCGCGAGTACGGGGATTGGCCATACGCCTACCTGTGTGCGAATTGCGATTCATACGTGGGGCTGCATCCAGGCACTGATCTGCCAGTTGGAACGCTGGCAAACAGAGCTCTGCGTGAGGCCAGGAAAACGAATAAGGCTGTTTTCCACTCGATGATGAAGCGGTTAGGAATGTCACGCACGAGCGCTTACGAAACACTGGCTCATGAGCTAGGCATTCCGCCGGCTGAGTGCCACTGGGGCTGGTTTGATCTGGAGCGCTGCGACAAGGCGGGTCAGATTTGCCAGATGTTGATCGACAACAGTGAATCAATGAAGCGTCGCTGAGGAACCCAGGAATAATTCTGGGAATAATTTTGGAAAGAAACTGAAATTTTCAACAACCGATAGGAGTGATTCGCATGAGTACAAATACCGCGCAGTTTATTGATGATCTGGATGCAGGAGTGTTTGCCGAAAAGCTCGGCAAGATTCTTTCTGACGTCGCTGCAGGCGTCATTGATCATGACAAGGTAGGCAATATCACAATTCAGCTGGACATGAAGAGAATTGGCACCAGTTATCAGGTGGCTATTTCTCACAAGCTGAAATACACCAAGCCAACCCGCAAGGGCAAGCTGACAGAAGAGGAAACCACACAAACACCAATGCACGTTGGTAAACATGGTGCCCTCTCCCTGTTCCCAGAAAACCAGTTCCAGATGTTCAACAAAACAGGCCAGCCCCAGGGCGAAGCTAAATAAACACCTTTTTCCATTATAAATAGGACAAAAATATGGATGGCACAGCGATTAAGCAGATCACAGATAACGCGGCAGCAATTGAACTTGCGCAAAGGGTAAACGAAACATTCAGCCCTGTAGCTGCGATGCCTGAACACTTCAAGGTTGTTGATCTTGAGCAGTATGAAGAATTCCGAACCGGGTTCAGAGCCCGTTTTGTTACGCACCTGATCCACAGTTTCGTGAGCTATCACGGCAATCCGACAGCAACAATCAGCCCTGTGTTTGTGGACCCAGAAAGAGCCACTGCCAAGGTGATTTTTGACCTTGGTAGTTCTAGTGAACCTGGCCACTGCCGAAATACTGCAGAGCTTGCACTGAAGAAAACGGCTGCGTTTGTAGCGTTTGAGTCACTATTCAGCCGCTCAGACATTGATCAGCGGAAACTGGCGGAATGGCTGGAAGATTGGCGCGAATACATTTCGGCAGTTGGGTCAGACGGTTCCTATATTGATGTAAAGCAAACCATCAATACAGTCCGAAAAGTGACGATTGAAGGCGTCAGAAAGTCTGACAGCTCGGAAGAAAACTTTTCAAGCAGCCGAAGCACCCTAGAGTCGATCACGGCGCGAAGCGAAGCTGGAGAATTGCCCTCAGTGCTGATTTTCAGGGCAGAGCCGTTCCATGGTCTGTCGACGCGCGATTTTCGGTTCCGAATCAGCATCCGCACAGGTGGCGAGAAGGTGAGTTTTGGTGCGTTTCGTATTCAGGAGGGCGTCGACTCAGAAGAGATCGGCAATGATTTCTGCGAAATCCTCAAGGAAAAGCTGCCACCTGAAACAAACATTGTTATTGGCACAATAGATACGAAGTAGCGTCCCCATGACGGCCCGGAACAGACGGGAAGCCGTGCCAGTGCGCTACCGCTGGGGCGCACGAAATTAACTGAGAGGAAGATCATGGCAAGTCGCAGCGCAAACAACCTGGTGGACACCTCAATGTCACACGAAGAGATAGGCCAAATTCTCGGCGTGTCCAGAGCAACCGTTGGTGACATTGAGCGCCGTGCCATGGAAAAAATACGCAGAATGCGGACCCCTGTGGCGCAGCGAATGCTCGGTTATTTCGAGCACCTGAACGAGAAAGCCGAGGCGCCGGAAGAGTACCTGGTATCTGATGAAGCGGAAGCGTTTCCGCTAGACCATTAAATTTAATTCCGGCCGGGTGGTCGGTGTGGGGAGTGGGTATGAGCATCTACAAACGACATTTCAAAGTAGGGTCGGGAAAGCTGGCTGATGAAATAACCAGAATTCGTGATTCTCGAAAAGCTGCATCTGAGACTGTGAAACAGTTCGAGAAAGAGATTGGCGCAAGCGGTACTTATTTCAGCACCTTTTCCGGCGACATCATGGGATTCAAGTTTGATGAGCGTCCTGATGATCAGGTGTGGCGAAGACGCAAAGGTGGTGACTTCTATGTTCCGCGCAAAATCACGCGCGTAGGAAAAGCCATGATGAAACGCATAGGAAATTTGCCAAAAGTTGAACCGGTGCAGGATGCGCTTCGGGTTATAGGCCTGGGCAGGCTTCCGGTGCTTTTTGACAACAGAAATGGTTACGCCTGCAGTTTGTATGGCTATCTGGATGGGCCGATGTTCGTGGCTGTTCCATGGAAGGATGTCGACCCTGAAGAGCTTGAGAAGTATCGGGCCTACAGCGCCAATGGCAATTGTTATAGCTCACAAATGGAACACCTGATGTGGATTCCACCCAGTGAATTGACCGAGGTCAAGGAGTGGGAGGCGCTCAAAGCTATTGATCAATTCAAGGCGCAGGAGCAGGCTCAGGAGGCATTGTCGTGAGCCATATCCAGATCCTCGACGTGATATGCCATAAGACAATGTACGGGCGACAGTTTTTAGTTGTTGTCGACCGCATGCCTGAAGAAATCTACAAGCGCGACGGCGATCGATTCACTTCGATCGATAGCGGGTTCTATGACTTCCTGCAAGGCAGATCTGGTAAGGGAGACGCGTTCGCTGGTCGATCATTCGACATCAAGCTTGATGATGGATCGGTGTTTAAGGCCGAGGGCCAGGTATGGGCGGTAGGTCCGCCTGAAGGGACAGAGCCGGTGGTGCAAGTAGGTGTAGCTACAATCGAGAAACTGAAGTCCTGCTATGTTTTTCAGTCTTGCCACGTAAGCAAAAAGCTGTTGTCAGAGTGGCTGAGTTGCAACAGAGCCAGCGTTAATTATGACAAGTATCGGGAACGCAATCGCTACTGGTATCCGGTAAAGAGAGTGAGCAAGCGCAGGGCGCGCGCATTGAGGAAACGTGGTGTTGACGTGCGACCCCATGAAGGGGCTTTTGCGTGGTCCCCTTACGGCGAAAAGCTCAAGGCAAAGCGGGCCGAAATGGATCGAATTGATGCGGCTATCAAGATTGGAGAAATAGCACTGTGAAACTCGACCAGTATTTCACTCCGGAGGCCGCATGACTGAAGATCAAAACGCCCTGCTGATTTTTTCTGAGGAACTGGCAGAAGTGGCTACCGAGCTATTGAAGCTGCAGAACCAAGTTTCAAAAGCCATACGCTTTGGCATAGATGAAAGTCGTGACCTCCCTACAACGAACCGGATGCGGATCAGTGCTGAATGGAATGACTTGCTAGGCGCCCTTGAGGTACTGGCAAAGCGCGGCATTGATCTGAAGCCTGACGTTGAAGCAATCACCAGGAAAATGGCGAAGATCGAGCGGTACACGGATTACAGCATTCAACTGGGTCAGGTGACTCCAGATGATCAGGAGCAGGACAAATGACCAAGCACGTCAAGCCCGACCACCACGGCTATGTAGAGGACGTGCAGCGATTCTCCCTTGCTATAGGGCATGCCAGAAACCGGACAGAGCTTGTTGGCAATATGCTCGGGGCCATAGTCGTCAGCATGAACAAACTCGGCCCAGAAGAACTGGAATCAATAAAAGATCGAATTGACACCATGAGGGTTTGGAAGCCATGAGCGATACCTGCAAACGCTGCAACGAACCGCTGGCAGGAGATAACAGTCGGTGGTGCATTGATTGCTACTACCCAGGCATTGACGATGATTACCAGCGTTTCAAAGACATGCTGGCAGATGGCTACCGATACATTGATGCTGCCGTTCAGTCTGGATGGCGTGGCGCGGAAGAGTTTATGGAGAGTGAGGAATGACACCGATACAGAAAGCGATTGAAGCGCTTAGGCTGTCGAAAGAAATGCACGTAGCAAATACCGGCTCCCTTCCTCACACCTTTGAGGTTATAGACGAAGCTATCGAAGCCCTGCAGTTAATGGGAAGAGAATTGCCAATTGTCTGGGCACGACCAGAGGACATTCGAGCGACGATGATTGCATCAGTGGGTGAGCGCGCAGAGGTTGCGCCGGATATGGAGCCTGGGTTTACGGTGCCGCTCTACACCACACCCCAGCCCCCTGCGGTGCCTAACGATTGTTGTTGTGAAAACCCTGAGCCAGCAAGCGGTGCCGCCTTGGTATCAACCTGTTGCCCTAAACACAACGATTCACCAAGACAGTGCGATGAAGCATGGCTATGCGGTGAAGCTATCACGCTAATCGAACAATGGAACGAGAAGCGAAGGAAATCGAATCGCCCTGCAGCGGCTGAGGGTAGTTTGCTGGATGGTATTGCCAGCCTTCTGCAAATGTTAGATGAGCAACCCCCTGCGGTGCCGGATGCGGTGGATGCTGAATCTTTGTTTTCGTCTCTTTGCCAAGAACGGAAAGAGGCAGGCCTTATGCCGCCAACATTTACCAACGCTGAGCGTTGGGCGCAAGGCTGGAACGCGTGCCGCGAAGCCATGCTCACAGCAGCACAGCAAGGGGGTGTCCGGTGAGAACCATTTATAACGGCGGATATGCACCAACACTCGCGCTGGAGGATGACAGAGATAGTCCGTGGCATGGCTGGCTGTTTTTTAAACACCCTGACGGAGAAATGGTTTCTCTGGCGAAAATCGAAGAAGTGAGTGAAGCGCCAGCTGACGCGGCGCCGGATTCTCAGAAGCTGATCAGCAGACTGCGCGAATCACTTGAGATTCAAGAGCGCAAAATCGAGCGTCTGCGTGAGCTGCTGCAGAAGGCCTCTGACTACAAAGACTATCTGCAGAGCCCAGAAGAATCTCCCGTCTGGATATGGCAAGGCGACGGGGAAGATTACCCGGATAGCATGGCAAATTCCCTGACCGTTGTTATTCGAGCCGATCAGCTTCGTACATTGATCCATGCGGTGCCGGATGGCGCAGAAAATGCCCTGCAAGCAGTCCGTGGCGTACTGGAAAGAGCCTACAACTCAGCGGGGGCGGTTTGCTGCGGGAGAGCTGGGTCAGAATGCTGCGGCTGCCCTGAGCCTGAGTGGAGTGAATACGATCAACGGATTATGAATGATCTTGGTCCGGTTGAGAAATGGCTTTCCGCAATGCTCGCAACAGCACATCCAGCGAAACACACACGCTCAACCCTGCCCGATGGCGTCACGCGAGTACGCAATGTTGCGACCGGGGAGATAACTGAGAGACGGGCGGTGCCGGACGGGTATGTGCTGGTGCCGGTTGAGCCGACTGTAACAACAGAAATGAAGATCGATTGCATCGGTGAGTTTTCATGGAAAGAGGAGGCACCCTACTACGACGAAAACGGCATTGTGCATGACTATGTGGCTCAACACGTTGTTCCTTGGGATATCTGCAAGGACATATTTAAGCGCATGTATTCTCATCTCGTTAAAGAATGCCAGCTCGCAGCAGCACAGCAAGGGGGTGAGCAGTGAAAGCACTGACAATATGCCAGCCATACGCACACCTGATCTGCCTGCCGGAAGCCGACCCGCGCCACAAACGCGTCGAGAACCGCACCTGGGCGACTCGATACAGAGGCCCGATCGCAATCCATGCAGGTAAAAGCCGGAGCTGGCTGGACCTAAGCGCTGATAAAAGCATCGATGAGGAATATGACATTCGGGTGGCGGATATGGCGTTTGGTGCCGTGGTCGCAACAGCCAACCTGGTGGCGTGTCTCAACATTGAGGCGATCGTTCATGGGCGCTATCCGGACAAATACCGATGGCTAGCCACTCACAACCACACAGAAGGCCCTTGGTGTTGGGTGCTGGCAGACGTGAAAGCGATCGAGCCGATCCCCTACACGGGCGCTCAGGGGTTATGGGATTTTCCAGAGGAATTGATTTTGGGCGCCAGCGCCCAGGCGCGGGAGGAGTGATGAGCAGCACCATCAAAGCCACAACACTGCTGCGAAAACGCATCGAAAGTATCAATGAGGAACTGCATGAACTAACTGACCAGCGCGCTCAGTTAGAGCGGCAGACTGCGGCGTTAATAGACGAGCTGGCCCAGCACAAAGAGGCGCTGAATATATTGGTTCGGAGTGCGTCGCCAACGGCGCGGAGGAATAATCAATGAGTAGCAATATACAGCACTTAAAAACCATCAGGGCGGGCAGCACGACACGCAATCCCGGCAAGGTCATGTCACCTGAGGAGGTGCTGAGGTTCTTTAGCGCAATTTCCGATCAGGCTGCACAAGGGGAGCATTTTCCCGACGCCAGGAAAATGGTAATAGCCAGTGAGGCCCAAAAGATTGGCGAGGATGCCTGGAAAGAGACCCGAGCTATGCGACTACTGCGCATGCGGGTGTGGCTGACCGGGATGCGGACTATGAGTATTGAGCGGGCTATTGAGGTGATTCGCAGTGAGCAGTAAATCAGAGTGGATCAGCAAAGATAATGGGGTATCGACATGAGAAACCGCGTGATTATTCAGGCCAGAAGAGACTTCACAATGTCCCGCCAGATCATGCTGATTGGCGGCGTTGAAAAGCCATCAGGTGGGTATGCGGCGTTTCAGCCGGTTGCCGTGAGCGACGTAGATCCCGGCGTGTTCGTGCCGCCGTTTCTTGAAATCGATCACGAGACCGCCCAGGTGCTATTTGATGAGCTTTACCGAATCGGGCTGCGACCAAGCCAGGAACAGGCATTGCCGGAGAAAGCTCGGGATGCGCACATTGAGGATCTACGGAAGGTGGCATTTAAGCTACTGGGGGTGAAGTAATGCAAACGGCAGAGCAGCGTTATTTCAATGATATTGAATTCAAGCGACTCGTTGACAGTATGTACGATGCGATCGTGAGGGCCCAGTTTACGCCCTCAGAGCTACGAGAGGCGGCAGTCTATGCGGCAATACGTTATGAAATGAGTAGGCCAGTGCCCCAGCACAACTGGCAAGTATTCAAGGTTGAGTGAACCGACATGCTCGAAAAAATCAGCAAATGGACAGAGCGAAAATTCGCGCCAGGCAGCCGCCCGGACGCGAAAACTGTCATTGGTTGGATAAAATCGGGCATCTACTACGGGGAGCTGATCGGCGGGTGTTGGTACATCGATGAGTCAGTAAGCGTCGCAAGGAAGCAAAAGGAATCCCCTTCCACGGGGAATGAGGTTGCTGATAGTATCCTGCGGAGCATCGGACATGGATAAAAACAACGTGGGACGCACTCGCCAGGCCAAGAATCGGGATCTTGAGCGCTATGTGAAGCGCGATAGCCGTGGTTATATCAGCTACAAGCATCCGTTGATGGATAAGCCTCAGACCTTTGGTAAGGACGTTGCAGCTGCCAATGAGGTTGCCCGTATCGTCAACGCCAGGCTATCGAGCCAGGCAGAGGTTGTGCGCCGGATCCTGGAGCCCACTGAAACCACATTCTCAATTGTTGTGGCCAGATTCATCAAAGAGCGCGTTCCCAGCCTGAGCTGGTCCCCTACCTACCGCAAAGAGAACCTGAATCGCCTAAACACGATGGTGGCAGCCGTTGGCGAGGATCCGTTTCAGGATCTGGACGTGCTGGCACTCAACGAACTGATCGATGGGCAATTCTCTGGAGACGGCCGGCGCCTTGCCAGAAACGTGCTGATCCACCTGTACCGCTTTGCCATTGGCAAGGGGCTACACAAAGGCAACAATGTGGCTGAGCAGGTGCTGGAGATACCAAAGGCAGAACGGGTCCGGCATCGCATTGCCAACTATGCCGACTTCCAAACGATCCGGGCCCATGCCCTGCCCTTTGTTCAGGACGCCATGGATATTTCCTTGATAACGCTTCAGGCGCGGCGGGAGCTGTGCAATATGCAGCTGAAGGACATCAACGGCGACACACTCAGGGTGATACGGCAGAAAACGGCCAATAAGACAGATCGGGCATATATCGAGATCGAGATCGGCGACGAGCTGCGCAAGGTATTGCACCGCTGCCGTGTCACTGCCATGAAGTACGGCAGCCCATTCGTGATCAACTACGCCAGCCGCGCGCAAAGCCAGCACAAAAAGCACCATACACAGGTGCTGGTCAGAATGCTGTCAGGTGCCTTTACAAAGGCTGTGAACAGCTGCGGTCTGTATGACCATCTTGAGCCAGAACAGCGCCCCACTCTTCACGAAGTCCGCTCGCTGGGTGGCCGACTGTATGAAGCGATGGGTATGCCGCCAGAATTCATCCAGAACCTGTACGGCCATGCAAAAGCCAGCATGACTGATCACTACCTGGAAGGCGATCAGATTGTCTGGACTAAGGCCGTTGCCAGCATGGATTTTGGCCAGGCAGCCGCCGCCAAGGTCAAAGAATAA